TACTCCTCCTATAAATTATATTGAAGTACAAAGTTTATCCCAATTAGTCCCTTCTATTCCTGGACCTCAAGGAGTACAAGGACCAATCGGACCTCAGGGAGTGCCTGGTCCTGTTGGTCCTGCAGGACTGAATTGGCAGGGTGCTTGGTCTGCAACTGGAACTTATGTAGTTGATGACGCAGTAGGATATGCTGGAGCATCTTGGTTCTGTATAAATAATGTAGGCCCATCTGCAGTTACTCCTGATATGGATTCAACTAATTGGGCTTTATTGGCAGCTCAGGGAGCAACAGGCCCTCAAGGTCCACAGGGTATTCAAGGCCCACAAGGTCCTGCGGGAGGAACTCCTATTTTTACATCAGGTGTTGTACCCACAACAGTAAGTCAATCTGACCCTGCTAACGTGTTAATTTATGACAGAAACTTTGTAAATGGAACCACGCTTAGGAATGTAAGACTGCCTGATAACGCCCCAATAGGCAAAGAAGTAATAGTACAATATGGAGCAATCTCTTCTGGAGATGTTGTACGTATTCGCTGTTTTGACTTAAGTACAAATATTTCTATAAATAATTCTAATTCAAATTTTGATTTTTATAGTTTATATGGATTTGAAACAGTTAAGTTTATATCAAGAGGAAGTAACTCTTGGATTGCAGAATATGTTATTGGCACAGCAACCACTTTTAATAATATAAGAATTTCATCTTTTAATAATAACATATCTGAAACTATTGTAAACAACACATTAACTCCCCTTTCTTTAGCTACCTTAAATTCTACTTATCCCAATTTTTCAATTATTGGAATACCTACACTTATTGGTTTAAAAGTATATTGTCCTAATATTGGGTTGGTTTACATCAGAACAGCAACAAGTACATGGGTAAGTAGCCCAATAACTATAGTAACATAATAATTAATTTAATATAAAATGGCACAAAGAAGTAAAATAAAAAGGTTTAACTTTCCACAACCTACTAATACTGAAAATTCTGGAATAGTAAGAAATAGGGATTATAATGAAGCAGTGTTAGATATTGCTGAGTTATACTCAATGATGGAAAGTAATAAAAGGCCTTATAAAGTGTATACAGCTTTATTGACACAAAGTGGTGGTGATAATCCTACTTTTACAGTAGGAGATGAAACAATAGAAAAAGGAGTAACTTATACTATTAATCAACTTGATAGTGGAGATAGTTTAATTCCTTATGGTGCTCCGAACAATAATCTTGGTACAACTTTTGTTTGTAACCAAGAGGCAGCATCCTGGGGAAGTCCATTTACTCAATTATCTTACAACACAGGAGCCCCAGTAGTAACAGTATTAGAAAATACTATTGGGAATATATGGTGGACTTATATTGATGTTGGAAATTATTTCTTAAATAGTAATGGATTATTTTTAAATAATAAAACATACACTCCAAATGTACTTATTAACACTATACCACAAATGCTTACTATAACTACAGGCAATACAAGTATTATAGAATTTGTTACTAATGATGGCAATGATTGTTTATTTAATACCCCAATAGAAATTAGAGTATATCTTTAATTTATGAAAAATCTGAATTATATTTTAGCAGCTTTAGTATTTGTACTATTTACTTCTTTACTGATTACTTGTAATAATACAAGTATTGAAAGAAAAGAAACTAAGAAACTTGCTAAAGAATATAAAGAACTTGAAAAGCAAAAAAAGGAACTGGGTAAACAACTTGCTCAGTTCCAAACTAAGTATGCTGCTCTTGAGAAAAAAGATTCTGCTCTACAAAGAAGTATTGGATTGATACAAGTAAACAATAGTAAGCTTAAAAAAGATTTATCTAAAGCTAAGTCTGAACTTGCTGCTTACAGAAAAGTTAATCCTGTTACTCCTGGAGATTCATTATGTGACCAAGTAATTGCAGAATGTGATACTCTTATATCAGGTATAAGTCTTGTGTTAGTTGCTAAAGATTCACTTATCATAGTTAAGAACTCTAAGATTAATAACCTTCAGAAACAGTTAATCAATAGAGAACTTGCTTTTGCAATGTCTAATGATCAACTTGCTTTGCAGACAGGTATTATAGACAATCAAAAACTACAGATAAGAAAGCTTAAGACTAATAACATTGTACTTGGTACTACAGGAGGAGCTATTGCATTGGGATTAATTTTAGGTTTAGTACTAATAAAATAACCAAAAACGAAACCTTTTTCTCATTTTTACGTTATTGATTAGCAAACCTTTTAGTATGATCTTACAATACTTAGATAATAAAGTAATAGCAGAATACATAGATCTAAACGAAGCCTCTACATTTAGTGGAATATCTAAAAGAAAAATTCGTAGAACACTTAATGGTGAAACGTCAACAGGTGGAGGTTATCGTTGGGTTTACTCAACAAATGTAAAGCAAGAAGAATCTGAATTAGATATACTCAAAAAAGAAGTAGCTCAACTTAGATCAGCTTTACTTAAAAAAGAATTTACAGAAAGACCTAAAGTATCTGAAACTGCAAGAAGAGTAGAACCATTTGTAGGTGGTGATCCTAACAATGTTATTGTAATAGGAGATATCCATGAACCATTTTGTAGAGAAGGTTACTTAGAACACTGTAGAACAATACAACAAAAGTACAATTGTGGAACTGTAGTATTCATAGGAGATGTTATAGATAACCACTATTCATCTTATCACGAAACAGATCCGGATGGAGTATCAGCAAAAGATGAATTAGAACATGCAATATCTAAAATCCAACAATGGTACTATACTTTTCCTAATGCTTCTGTATGCATCGGTAATCACGATGCTATCATTACTCGTAAAGCTTTTAGTTCCGGACTTTCTAACAAATGGATTAAAAGTTATTCAGAAGTACTGGGAACGCCTAATTGGAAGTTTGATATGAGTTTTGATATCAAAGGTGTTTACTACTATCATGGTACAGGTTCAAGTGGTGAGAAAGCTGCTTTTACAAGAGCAATGAATATCCGTCAACCTGTAGTACAAGGTCACTTACATACAGTAGCAAACATTCAATACAACGCTTCCAATAGAGATTTAATTTGGGGAATGCAAGTCGGTTGTGGAATAGACGATACTAAGTATGCTTTTGCATATGCTCAACAAGGAATTAAAAAATCAATAATATCATGTGGTGTCGTGTTAAACGGAAGGATTCCAATAATCGAACCGATGTCTCTTTAATTGTTAAAAATACTACGCAAAGTACCTCTCCTAAGTGAGAGGTTTTTGTGTTTTAAAAAGTTTACAAAATGACTCTTGACGAATTAATATACCAAGTCTACGAAATATTAGAAATAAACAGTGATGACACTAGTGCTGACGATAGATTGGTTGAACAGTTAATTGTACAACAACGTGCTCTTTGGTTAAGGAATGAGTACAATAAGAATCGTACTATTGATCAAAACGTAATACAAGACTTAGGATGCGTTGAAGTAATTGAAGTAGACAAATCTGAATGTTGTGAAATTAAGTTAGATTGTAAAATACTTCGTACAAAGAAACCTTTACCTAACACTATAGAGTTCTTTAGAGATAATGCAATTACCAGAGTAGGTCCAATTGATATTACTCAAAGAGCTTACAAAGAACTAATGTATCCTAAAGAAGTTCCTTTCTTTGGTAATGGTAGAACTAATCAAAAAACTATAGCTTGGTTCTTAAAGAAAACTTTTGAAGGTTTACATATCTACTTAATATCTAAAGATACATTTAACGCAAAGTTAATTGAACAAATTAATGTAAGTGGTATATGGGAAGATCCAAGATTAGCAGGTCAATATAGTAACTGTCAAGGTAAACCTTGTTGGACTCCTGCTTCTCCTTATCCTATTAACGCTTGGATGTGGAACTATATGTTACCTGAAGTAGCAAAGTTACTTGAACTAAAACTGAAAATGCCTCAAGATTTGGAATCTGATAATAAAGACAACATAGGAGATAATGATAACGTTCAAGCGAGCAGACAACAAGGTTAAGATAGATTTCAAATTTAACGACGTTTATAAGCGTTTTAAGAAGACTTCAGAGTTAGTTAAACCATATGACATCACTTACTCTAAATGGTGTCAAATAAACGAAGAAATAAACGACTCTATAATAATCAATATGATTAATACTGGAAACGAAGTAAGAGTTCCACATCTAGGTTACTTTAGAGTTATAAAATATAAACCCAATATTACATTGGATGAGAATGGAGAACTTGTATTAAAGACTGTTCCAGTTAACTATAAGGAAACTCTTAAGTTATGGGAAAAGCTTTATCCAAATATGAGTTCTGAAGAAGTTTCTGAAATTAAAAATAAACCACTTGTATATCTTGAGAACAAACATACTCGAGGTTACAGATGTAAATTCAAGTGGAAAAAAGGTAAATGTAAAGTAAAAAATAAAACTTATTACGGTTTCTTTACTATAAGAAAGTACAACAGGTTACTTAACACTGTATTAAAAGACCCTAATTTTAAAGGAGATTTCTATGAGTCTTAGTGGTAAATATGTATCACTTGCAAGAGTGATCGAAAACGTAAATAATAATTTTAGATTTAAAGGTGACTTTGATTGGCAAGATGCTGCAGAATGGATTGCATCTTTACTTGCTTTATTAGAAGTTCCTGCTGCTCTAGAAATGAAAACTACCGATGGTAACAGTGATTTAAATAATCCTGAACCAATCGAAATAGTAGACGGTAAAGGAAAGCTTCCTTGCGATATGTACAAGATAATTCAAACAGCAGCTGTTGCTGGAGAATATTGTGATCAACCATGTAATGTATCACTTGTACCAATGAAGTATAGTACAAATACATTTCATCAATTGTACCATTGCGATAGTTCTGACTTTTACTGTGTATCTGAACTTACATATCAACTAAATAAAAACTACATCTTTACTTCGTTTCCTGTAGGTAAAGTATACATGTCGTATCTTGCAATACCCACAGACGAAGAAGGTATGCCGATGATTCCTGATCACGAATCTTGGATTAAAGCATGTGAGTATGAAATAATGTACAAGCTTGCAATACGTGCGTATTTGAACGATGAGTTGACTATGGACAAGTTCCAATTTATAGAAAGAGAAAGAGATTGGTATGTTGCTCAAGCAGTGAACGCAACTAAGAACATGAGTCTTGATGAATGGGAATCTTTCAAAAACATGGTTGTTAGAAGTATTCCTAAAATTAACTTCCATCAAGGATTCTTTAAAAATATGAATACTCAAGAAGTAAGATATAATCATCCGTTCCGAAGAGAAATTTCATCATTCAATCTTAAAAACATTTAATGGCTACTATATCTTCTACATACGCTAAAGGATTAGACAGAGATACATCTATTTCTAAATTAACTAACGAATCAATTTATGATGCCTTAAACATAGATTTAGTTACTGATTTAGGTACATCTACTGGATCAATTCACAATCATAGAGGTAATAAATTAGATTTTAGTTTACCTGATAGAGTATTGTCTGTATATAAATTAATAATAAAAAACTTACCTACATCAGGTACTATTACAGGAAACATATCAATATTAGGGTCAGCGTATCCACCAGTTGTTGTAACAATCTCTTCTTCCACAACAATTCTGGATTTGTATAATCAAATAACTTCTCAATTACCTAGTAATGTTTTTATAGTAAATAAGAACAATTCTAACATGGTGTTTGTAAACATTGAAGATAGTTATCAACTACAAATTAATCCAGCAGACCCTTTGTTTCCTTATCTTGGAATATCACTTAAAGCAGCTACTGTAGATAATCCTGTAATTATAGGTTGGACTATGATGATAGAAGGTATAGTACTGTTTACTACACAAAAACAAGTACTAGAATCAGGTAATTTAGTAATTAATGATTCTAAAACTCCAAATGGTACTACTGGTCAAATATGGTATATTGAATATGATGATGTAGAAGATAAAGTAATTGGTACTAACAATGGTGTATTAGTACAACAAACACATTTAAAATATCACGGTGTACTTAACTTTTCTCTTGCAAACGCAATTTATAGAGAAGCTGTAGCTAGATACGAAGATGTGGATAAAGCAAACGTATATTGGACAGATAACTTTAATCCACCAAGAGTATTCAATATATTTAATCCTGAAGGATTTGCAATAGAAGAAGAATTACTTGATTGGAAACCTTCTATTAAATTTTCAGTACCTATTATTAAAAAAGTACTTAATTCAGGTTCTATTAAAGTAGGAAGTTATCAGTTTGCTTATAGAATGAAAACTAATGATGGTGGTATGACTCAGTTTTCACCATTAAGTAAACTTATTAATATTACAAGTAAAAAAGAATTAACTACGTTTATAGATTACGATGGTGCCGAACCTGGTACTGATGCAAACAAATCAATTAAGCTACAGGTATCTGCTTTAGATTTAAACTTTGATACAATTGAATTTGCAGTAATAGAGTACCAAGTAAAGAACTCTCCATTAGTTTATGTTTTTAAAGAACTTCCTATTACTAGTAAAAAAGTAGAAGTAATTTATACAGGTAATGAACAAAAGGTTCCTATTACTATTGCGGAGTTAGTTAATCCAAGAATATTTTTTGACAGAGTAAAAACATTTACTCAAAAGAAAAATAGGCTATATCCTGCAAATACTAAAAAACAAACGTTTGAGATTAAAAACTGGGATGCTCGTTCATATAGATTTAACAATGCAGGTATATGTAAACTATATACAGTAAATGGTGTATTCCAAGAATTTAATTCAAGTGTTCCTGCTCAACTTACAGCACTATATAATCTTCCAGATGTACACGATGCAGTAAACCCATATAACGACGATTCAGGTACAGTATATGGTTTACTTGGAACAGTTTTTGATTTTACAAGAGATCAGTGGTGGAATGACTTTCAATATAAGTTTCAAACAGATGGTGTAACTTATGGTGGAGAAGGACCAAATGTAGATTACAAAATAATTACTAAAGAATATTTAGGAGACACTGATATATATACAGGAAAATCAGGTGTACCTTTTAATACTGTACTTTTTGCTACACCTTCTACAGAAAACTTAGGTGTAGTAGGTCAAGATTACGATATAGAAGGATTAGATGGATCTAAAAATATCTACATACAAGAGATATATAGGTCACATCAAATAGGTGAAGTATACAGATACGGTATAGTTTTATATAACCAAAAAGGTGAAGAATCATTTGTTAGTTGGATAGCTGATATTAGAATACCTGAACCAAGAGAAGATTCTCAATTTGACTTATCTAGAGTTGATGGTATAAATCTTAAACTTAGAACTTATCTTATAGAATTTACCATAAAAAATGTATCTGCATTAATTGCAAACAATCCTGGAATTACTGGATTTAAAATAGTAAGAAAAGAAAGAGATATATTAAATCGTAACAGACACGGCATGGGAGTATTAATGGCTCCTATGGGTGGTAAAGTTATGATTAATGGTGATACATATGGTACAGGTTCTGGACCTGCCGGAGCAAATCCTGGCACTGATGTATATTTACTTACAAGAATACAATCTTTAATTGGTGTAGGTTTAAATGACGTAATTCAAGATAAACTTAATTTACCTAGTGGTTCTACTCCTGCAGAAGATGCTTTTTTACAAGCAAATTGTCCAAACATTTTTGGTAACATGGATGGTTTAAATGATCCACCTGATTATCCAAGAATAGTATTACCAAGATATAATTTTGATTTTGACAAAAGATTAACTAGTTTTGAATATTCAGGCAGATTACCAATACTTAAATCTCCAGAAGTTGATTTTGAAAAATATGGAAACAATGCTACACATTATAACATTGTTTCTAGATTTGATTGGGGCGAATCGGCTTATTGGACAAGGATGTGTATAGATGATGTTGCTGTAGATGAGGTAGTAAATCATATAAGAAATTCTAAAGCTTTTTATGTATTTTTAAGTAACCCAGTTGATTACGGTAAATCTCTTTATTCAAATAATGTAATTGATATTAATTCACAAAAAACAATAGATGTCGAATCTACAGTTGTAAAAACTTTTTCTTCTTTTATGAACTTTGATTATCATCACATAGGTACATATAGAAGAGCATTTTATGACAACCCATCTGGTGCAAGTTCTTCACAACATAGATGGAATTCACTTGCTGGCCTCGGTACTAAAATGTTATTTACTGAAGTCCAAGGTACTAAACTGGAATCAGATATAAATGGTGATTACAAAGACGGTGGGTTAGAAGAATTTACAAGAACAAGAATTAACTTAGTTAATCTTTGTACACATAATTTTGGTCAGTATGGAGGTCCTTGGAGAAGTTCAAGGTACAATGATGTATATTCAATTAGTTCAGAGTTTGTTCCAATTGATGTCGCTGTAAATCCTCAACCATTAATTACATCTGGAGATGTTTATACTACATACTATACTTGTACTGCAACATTCATGCATTGGAGACAAGCTGGTGAAACAAAAGAAGACTTTAGTAAAAACGTTTTTCCACAAAGACAAGGTACAGGTTTAGGAGCAATTTATAATCCTATACGACACATTATGTCAGCACTTGCATTAGGATTTCCTTGTCAAACAAGTGTAAATGTAGATTTAAGATATGGTAAATATTGGAATAAAAATCAAGTAATAACAAGTTCTGGTTTAAATGGTATTGATTTTGCAAGTTTTCTATTTGATGAGTATACTGCAAACGATGCATATACTCAAGAAAACAACACTAAAACTTTTACAACTAAACCATTTAATGTAAACTTTAATGAAGAACAACCATTTACTGTTTGGGCAAGTGAACTTAAATTAGAAGGTGAAGCAGTAGACTCTTGGAGAACATATTTAATTAATAATCAAAAAGACGTAGAAGGAATATATGGACCAATTAATAAAATTGTTACATTTAAAGAAGACATTATATCTTATCAAAATAAAGCATTGTGTAAAGTACTTTCTGAAGAAGTAAGTTCTGTAAACGATAATTCTGGTTCAGTATTTCAAATTGGCTTAGGTGCTGTATTAGTAGGTTACCAATATCTTACAAAAGAAACTGGAACAATTCATCAACACTCAGTAATACCTACTGCAGATGCAATATTTCATTTTGATGCAAGATTAAAGAAAATGTTTTCTTTAGGTAATGGTGTAATTCCAATAAGTGATGCAAAAGGTTTAAATTCTTTCTTTAAAGAAAGTTTAAGTAGTCAGGTATTAGTAGATGATATGCCATTACTTTCCAGAGGTATACATGGTGAATTTGATAGTAAATATAATAAGGTATATTATACATTTGCTGACTCAATAAAAATAACTTTAGCACCCGGTCAATTATTTCCATTATTACCGTTGTTACCAAACCAAACAATTACTTTTACAGGTTGTGTAATACCAAATGCAAAGTATCTACAATTATTAAAAGAGTACACTGTTAACGGAGTAATATTCCAGTTATCATCTCTTATCCCTACAGGTAATACTTATACAATTGAGTTAGTCTATAAAAGTGGACCTTGGCAAAATTTGAACAGAGGAAGAAGTGTATTTTATCTTGAAAACAAATATACAATTGCTTTTAATAGATTCCTAGAAGCTTATGAAAGTTTTTATTCTTTTACTCCTACTTTATATTTAAACACTGGAAAAAGATTACTTAGTGGAAATCCTTACGATTTAAATACTTCAGCTTATACACATAATAGGGGTGACTATGGTAAGTTTTATAATTTACCTATAAAGAGTTCAAAAGTAGAATTTTATGTTACTGCTGATGGTACTTCAAAAAGTACTTTTAAAACTAACTATTGTGAATTTTGGTCACAAGTATTTGATCAAAACGGACAAGACGTATTTAATGAAACAATAAATTCAGTTGTGTTTAGTAATGATTATCAATCAACGTTAAATTCATTAGCCCCATTAAACGCAGTATCTTTAAAAAGATTTGAAAGAATGTGGGGTATTAATACTATACGTGATTATACTACATCATTACCATACAAACCTTACTTAAGAGATAAGTATCTTAAGGTTGCTATAGAGTATTACAATACAAACAACAATAGGTTTATTCTACATAACTGGAATACTGATTTAATAATTTCATATCCTGTAAGCAAATGAGTTGGTTAAAAAAATACGATACAGAAGGATCAAATGTAAAAATGAGTAATGGTGGTCCTATTGGAGGAGGAGAAACTTCTTCTAAATATACTTCTAATACAGTTCCTAAAAATGTAAATCCTAATGATTTACGACCTTCTGATTTTGTTTCGGAAAAAGATTACATAGATTATTTTAAAAAAGCCGGATACAATTATAATTGTGGAAAAAAGGGATGTGCTGATTTTGCAAATAACTATTCAGGATTTGCAGTAGGATTATCTGGAGTAGATAGAGAGCGATGGGATAGAGAAGGTGCAAATATATTATCAGGACATGCTTGGCAAAATTACGGACACATAATAAACTCTGGAGGTAAATCTAAATATAATTTTTATAAAAACGAAGGAAATTTAAAAGATTTAAAACCAGGAGATATTGTAGGGTTAAAAAGTACAAATAATTTATTTTCTGGAGCATATGATATTTCTGGACAAAATGCTCCTTATGAAGGTGTAGATAATACACATACTGGAGTAGTTGACTTTGTAGATTCTAATGGAAACATTTATGTTAAACATAATGTTGGAGGAAAAGTAAGATTTGCAAAAATAGAAAGAATTGATCAAGACCCTAATGTAGAAGGGTGGAGTGTAGTTACAGCTGCTGAACCAAATTGGGGAAAATATAGTCCTGAATTTTCTTATGATGATGAGAATAAAACTTGGAACTTTAGTCCTTACAAAAGTGATTATGATCCAAATAATATTTTAGGTTTACAATCATCTTCTTATGATATTTATGACGAAACTCTTCCTGGTAATTTATCATCAAACCCAATTGAAAGAAGTAAACAATTAAAGGATTATAATTGGGAAAAACCATCAAGAAACAAAAGGAATGTAAAGTTGTTTAACGATAAATTAAACAAAGCATTAAATTCATTAAATTCTAATAAAAAAGAATTAATGGATTATTATAGATTATCTGAAAATGAATTCAATGAACTTGCTAAAAATACAATAGCAACATTAGGTGTTGAAAGTAAATTTGGAACAAGTGCTAAAGAAGATTTTAAAAATGAACACCCTTGGTTAGTAAACGTAGCAAAACTTTTAAAAAGAGGAGAGTTTAATAAAGAAGGACTTTCTAAACCTTTTGCAAAAAATAAAGATAGTTTAGCTGCCTTTGGGCAAAACTCTTTTGGAATAGGACAAGTAAAACCTTATTCTATAAATGAATATTTTGCAAGTAAATTTGGATTAAATTCAGTAGATGATTATAAAGATCCGGCTAAAAATGTTTTAGCTACTTTTGCTCACATGTATGAAGATGTTAATAAAGCAAAAAGGTGGGCAAATAAAAATAAAGAACTTGATGAAAGTTTTAAAAACCCTTACGATTTAGCTTATCCTGTTTACAATTCTCCAAGTACAGTATTGTCTGGAAATTTATCAGGACAAGAATCTCCTGATAATATTAAGTATAGAAGATTCTTAGAGTATAAAAAAAATATCCCAGTTATAGGAAACATAAAGGAGAGTACTTTTACAGATCCTGTTAAAAGTTTTTTAAGGCCTGTAGAAATAGTAAATAATAAAGAAATGGTAGATGGGGGTCCTATTTGGCCGAAACCTGCTGCAAGACAGGGATCAGTGCTTTTACCAGGAGAGTCAAAACCTTCTACTCATTTATACGCAAGTGGTAAATCTGAAGGAAAACATTATGCGTTTCCTACTTTGTTTCAGACAGCTGAAGGAAGTTGGTATCAACATGCAGATCCTTTTGAACACTCTTTAGAAATAGGAGAAGCTTTAGAGTTTAATAAAGCAAGACATGCTAAAAAATATGCTAAAGGAGCTTGGAAACAAGAAATGGCATATGGAGGCCTTATTAAAAGAGCTGATGGTTCATATTCTAAAAGAGGTCTTTGGGACAACATCAGAGCTAATAAAGGTTCAGGCAAAAAGCCTACTAAAGAAATGCTTGAGCAGGAACGTAAAATTAAAGCTAAGATGGAGTACGGGGGTTGGTTAAATACTTATGAAGAAGGTGGTCCTATAGAACCAGAACCTCCATTATTTGGCGGTACATTAAGACCTGTTGAGATTACTCCTTACACTAAAGACTATCCTTACTATAATGATTTAACTAAAGTTGAAAAACAATTTATAGGAGATACTGGTCCTATTGGTAGAAGCATTAAAGGTAAGGCTAGACATGGAGAATACATTGACGTAAATCAATTAAAAAATAATGTAGTAAATGCAGTTACTTATCCTGTAATAGGAGCATTACAAGGTATGCAAGTTCCTCAAGCAACAATGATTGAGGGTATAGAACAATTTAGAGGTAACCCTTATGATTATTCCAATGTATTACCTAGAGGAGTTATGTACAATAAACAAAGAGCTCCTTCAGATACTTTTTTAAAAGGAACAGGATTAGTTCCTGAACTAGTAGGAGACATGGTATTAGATCCTTTGAATTTATTAGGAGTAGGATTTATAAAAGGAGGAATGAAAGATCCTTCTAGGTATACTTTAAAAATGCTTAATAAAGATATTGCAGATATTTCAAAAAGTACTGCAAAAGGTATTAAGGGTGCCAAAGGGTTAGATAACGCTTATGATGTAGCGCAGTCTGATTTATATAATAAAAAGTGGACAAAATTTTCTGAAGCGTTAAAAGGAACAGCTCACCTTTTAGATGAAATACAAGGTGAATTATTACAAGGTAGAATAAATAGAGAATCAATTAAAAAGGGAAATGAGTGGCTAGAAAGTTGGATAAATAGTCCATTTACTAAACAAAAAATTGATAAAGACATTGATGCTAAAATAGATTTTAATAAACAATTTATAAATAATTCTGAAGATCAAATAAACTTTTTAAATTTAATTAAAGAACAATCTAAAAATTTTAAACCAAACAGTAAAGAATATAGTTTATTAAAACAGTTAGATGAAAACTTACAACAATATTTAACAATTAATTCAAATACTCCACTAAATTACAATGATTTTCATATACACAAAGGTAATTTCGGAGTAAGTTATGCACATCAAGTACCTCCTCAATATAGATTTGATGTAGAAAACAATTTGGTAACTCCTTATAATAGATTTGGAAGTTGGATATCAAGAGCAACTAAAATACCACAAAATAAAAGAGTTAACACTACAATACATGAAGGTGTTCATGATTGGGTTTCTGAAGATGCGTTTGGTGTTTCAGACATGAGAGGTGTTGCTTTAAAAAACATGAATCCTGAAATTAAAAAAGATTTCATGGAATGGGAAAGATATCGTAATTCTGGAATTGATCCTGTTAAAAAAATGGGAAAAGAAAGAGCATATCAAGCTTATTTAGCTAACCCTACAGAACAACATGCTAGAATAATGGAATTAAGACATCAATTAGGAATTAAACCAAATAATATTGTAAGTGAAGATAATGCCAAACAAATTATAAATTTAATAGAAAATGGTAGGACTACAGTTGATCCAAAGTTTTTAAATGTAATAGATAAAGATCCTAAAAAACTTTCTACACTTTTTAATAAATTTTGGGCAGTACCTCCAGCAGCAATAGGGGGAGTAGGTGCATTACAACAAACAGAACAAAAACAAATGGGCGGATGGCTCAACAAATATAATTAATCATGAATACAAAAGACTTTTTGAAAATAGCAGGAGTTAAATCTGAAAAGGAATTCTACAAGAAATTTCCAACAGAAGAATCATTCTTTGAAGCTTACCCTCAATTTGCTCCAAGTACTCCAAATCAAAACATGATGATGGCAGCAGGTGGTAGCATACACATAGATCCATCTAAGAAAGGTACGTTTACTGCAGCAGCTAAAAAGCGCGGAATGGGAGTACAAGAGTTTGCTTCTAAAGTAATGGCAAACAAAGAAGACTACTCTTCTGCAATGGTAAAGAAAGCTAACTTTGCTAAGAACGCTGCAGGTTGGAAACATCAATTTGGTGGATACATGTATCCTGATGCAATGCAGTACATGCCTATGGGTACTACTGTGCAAATGAGAGATGGTGGAAATGTGCCTGCAAATTCCCCAGGAACTGTACCTGCAGGAGCTGCAGGATCTGGAGAAGGTAGTCTTGCTCAACAATTAAATGCTGATTCTATTACTATGGGTAGTAATAAATCTACAAAAGAACAAATGGTTGGTGCAACTATAGGTGATATTTTAACAGCAAACTTAGCAAAAGCTTTTACTGGTAAATCAATTTCACAATATGTTACTGGTCATCAAAGTACATTTTCTAAAGTAGAAGATGCTGCACATGGTGTTGCTGCTGACATTGTTGGTACAGTAGTTCCTTTTGCTAAACCATTTATTGATGCAAGAAGAGGAATACGAAAAGGTGTTTCTGGACTTACTGGAGGTGAACCAGTAGATGGTGGAGATTTGTTGGGTAGTGAAAATGCTGAAGCATTACATGGTGCAATTGGTGGACTTGGAAATATTATGGGAGGCGGCGGAGGAGGTGGCGGCGGTTTAGGAAGCATGTTAGGTGGACTATTTGCAATGGGTGGAAGTATTAAACCTGTTGTAGAAGAGATTGGTGGATATCCTCACGAACAAGGTGGTACAATGATTGCTCAAGGTGTAGAAGCAGAGAAAGGTGAAGCTAAAGTTAGAGACTTTGTTTACTCTGATAAGTTGTACTATAAGAAAAATAAAACGTTTGCACAAGCTGCTAAAGATATTGAAAACAATCCTACATATAAAATGAGACCTTGGGATAAGGCTGTAACAAAACAAAAGGAAAAAGAACTAAATGATCTTGCACAAATGCAAGAGGAAGTTAAAAGAACATTGTTTGCTGAACAACAACAAATGATGGGAAATCAAATGATGGCAATGGGTGGACCTTTTGCAGGCGGAATGACTCCTAATTTAATGAACACTGTTAGTAATTCAATTAATTTTCAAAAACCTAATCAAATAAATCCTTCACCAACACCAAATACTTACTTTACATCATTTAATCCTGATGAACAATTTATTACAGGGCAACCTTTAAGTGAGTACAAACCTGATTATAAACAACCGGACGCTTCTAAAGATATAAAAGTAGATAAAAAGAAAAAAGGAGCAGACTTCTACGAAAGATTAAACAATGCATTAGGTGCAGCAGGAAGTATGATGGGACCACTTGGTAACTTTGCAGCAGCCAAAGCTTCTCCAGATCCTCTTTTAAATAGACACGTTGATTTAAAAACAGTCAATCCAATTGAATTAGATATAATGAATCAGCGTATGTATAACAATGCAATTGCTTCTTACATGTACGGTGCAAAGAATAGTCCTACCGGTGGAGCATACTTAGCAAACGTAGCAGTAGGTGTACCTAATATTTACTCTAAGTCTGCTGAACAAGCTTTATCCTCTGCATACAATACTAGACTTGCAAATGTAGGAATTAAAAATCAACAAGAGATGCTTAATCAAGGTATTGACAGTGCAAACAACTTGATGACAGATCAATCAAGAGCACAAAGAATTAACTTAATGTTAGCAGGTATACAAGGATTAGGTCAAAACATGATGGGTATGGGTAAAGATTACAATATGCAAACTGCACAAAATAGAATGATGCCGTTTATTGGTCAACCAAATTATGACATATCAAGAAATCCTGATGGTAGTTATTCAATTAAATTTAAACCATCATAATTAATTGACTTAAAACGAAACCTTTTTACCTAAAATACGTTACAAATAAATTATTTAAATCATATGGCAGTTAGATTTGTCAACCCAATCAGTACACCTTACGAGTCTCAATTTGTACCTCTTCCAATAGAGTACATGGCAAAGAACTTGGAAGCAAAACAAAAAGCTTTTGACGAAGGTACTCAAACTATATCTCAACAAGTATTTGACCTACCAGATGTTCCTTGGACAACTAATGCAAATGTTCTTGCTCAACCATTTATTCAGGAGCGAGATAAGATACTTACCAATCTTCAACAGACAGGTAATGTTAATCAAGCATTAATGCAAATGAACAATTTGAAAAAGAATTGGACAAATAACGAACGTGTCAAACAACAACTTGAGTATATTAACTACTATGAACAGTTAAAACCCATTTACCAAAAAGATCCAAACTTATTACAAACAGGTTGGGATCCAAACTTTATGCAACAACCTGGTCAATGGACTAAACGAGATTGGGCAAAGCAAGCTGAAGAATTTGATGCGTTACGTGGACAAGCACCTGCTTTATATGGTGACCAAACAGTTAAGTATATAACTGAAAACATGGGTGAAAAATTACGAGGTATCGAAATTGGAAACTCAAAAGTAAGTAACGCAGTATGGGATCCTAATGTAGGTAAGTTTAGAGCTATTACTCAAGATGGAAAAACACACTTAATTAGTCCAGAAGATCCTTGGACAAAGAACGCAATTAAAAGTTGGGCACAGCGTATTAATGACGAAACTCTTGGTACTGACATTAATGAGAGATATATTCGTGAAGCAAAGTTTGGAAAATTAGCTAGTGATAAACAAACAAGAGGACTTGCAATTGAACAATTAATTACTTCAATACTAAGTCCATATTACATGTCATCAACATTAAATAAAGAAACTGATGAGTGGATTACACCTCCTGATGATGGGGATGGTACAACAAAATCTTCTGATTATCAATTTTATCCTCACGAAAGTCTTCCTGATTTAAATACTCAAAAGTTTGATGACTTTTATAATGCGATGAGCAATATTCAATCAGCTGCTCGTAATTATCAAGACGTAAGTATAAATACTGGACTTGAACATTTTGGTTCAGATGTTGATTTTTTAAAAAAATTAGTAACTTATTTTCCTCAGTCTGGAATTAAACCTGAAGATATTAAACCTGGTTATGTTCTCAAAAAAGATTCTCAAATTTGGAAAGATATCCTTTTTGAAATGAACAATAATAATGAACTTATTGAAATAACAGGAGCTGATGGTAATAAGAATTTCTTTACAAGAAAAGAAATAGTTTTAAATGAGTTAAGTAATAAAGCTGTTGAAGAATCTGCAAAATTACAAAATAGTACAAATCCTAAAGACATTGCAAGAAGTCAAGAATTAAATTCAATTGTAGCTAATATTTCAGAAGCTTATACATTAAGAGAAAAACATTCTGAAATTTATGGATTAGTACAAAAAGAAGAACAAAAGGTTTTAGATAATTTTGTTAATAATTATGATTACAAAGGTTCACTTTTTGATCAAGCAATAAGTCAAGTTAATCCTGCTTACAAAATGCTTATTGGTCTAAAAGGTACTAGAGAAAAAGTTTTACAAACTATTTCTAATTATGGAGGAAAAGATTTTGTAAAAGATGTTACCCAAGGAAGTTATGAAGAGGCAATGAATAATGCTATGTACGAGTTTTATCAAAAGACTGGTATAGCTATTAAAAACTTTGTCAATGATGATTTTGATTTAATTTATAATAAAAACTTATATAAACAAGAAACAAAAGGTAGACAACTACTTACTTCAGATGAAGAAAGAAAAATTAGACAAGATTACGAATTACTAAAAAAATCTGTAGATGATATAAGAAAAACTTATAAGTACGAAAGAGAAAAACATTCTTTAACTAGTACTATTTCTAAAGGTGTATATTATACTGTTGACGGAAAAGAGACTGCTGCACCTGTACAACAAATGACTCAATACTTACAAGATTTTAAAACAACTACTCTTCCACAAATGATGGAAAGAATGTTTGGTAGTGAGTACGATGTTGACGCAGAAGGTTTACAAGACTTATTAGAAAGTCCAATGATTAGATCATCAGTTGATCCTGGGTTTGATTTTACTAAAGTAAGTCTTGCTGACGGTAAAGCAATTGGATTTGATATTGATGCAACAGATGGTGTGCATGTAATTTATTCAGTAGCACAAAAAGAAGGTGATCAAACAAAGAATGCCAAATTTAGATTTAAATTAGATCCAGTTTCATTAACTTTGTTTAAACAAAATGTAATTATACCAATGATTACTGATCCTTCTCAAACAACATCTGAACATGGTATATCCTTACTTGTTCAAATGGAGATGGACGCAAATGAAAAAAATTTAATAAGATTAGTTACAAGTGGTTTTGATTTACCTGGAGAATACAAACATAAAAAATTAGATGTAAACTCTGCATTAGGTAATTTTGAATTTGATTTAATTTCTACATCAACAGGTGTTGTTTTAGTTAATAGTAAAAATCCTAAACAAAAAATACCAGTTTCTAAAAATTATCAATCTACAATGCAAGCAATAGCAGCAATGATTAGGGATAATTTACCCAAGGGGAGTGGAGGTCCCCAAACGCCGGGAAAGCCCAGCAAGCCAGCGGACAAGACCTGGCTCAGATAAATAATTTTATAAATACTTACAAAGGTAAAGGTAAATTTACATTTAAATCAACTGATCCAAATGTTGCTACTAGAGCTACATCTTTTTTGACAGATCCTTTAAATGAAGTACCATTTGGAATTACTGTAACAAGTACTGTAAGAACTCCTCAAGAACAAGCATCGCATTATAAAGATAACCCATTAGAAGCTCCTAAGAATCCACCACATGTTGCAGGTAAAGCTATTGATATACGTGATGATGATGAAGCATTAGCTTTCTTTTATTGGGTAAAAGAAACACCTGAAGGACAAGCTTGGAAAAATAAATATAAAGCTCAAATATTATATCATACGGTAACAAATGGGAAACCACATTACCACATCGAATTTGAATATAAACCGTAAAGAAAAGTATGGAAAACTTAAATCCCGGACCACCTGAAAGAGTTGTAATAACTCCTGATATGTGGAATGCAATTGTAAATAAAGATAGTGCAACCAGTAAATTAAGAAGGATTCAGGCATCTCAAGATGATCCTTATCTTTCCTCAAGAGAGATGGGTTCAAACTTTACAGGACAGTTTAGAGAAAGATATGTAAGTGATGAGGAAAGGGAAAAGATTAATCTGTTAAGAGAAAAGACGGGTTATTTAATGAGTCCTGATCAAGATGTCAACGAACTACTTGCACAAAATCAATCAAGAACAGATAAATGGTTTAACGGTATTGTAAGATTAACAGGAGTTGCAAGTACTACTCTTGCAGAACCATTTACAATGTTAGCATTTGGTTTACCTGATGCGTTAATTTCTTGGGATAAATCAAAAATATACAATAACGAAATTGGTAAATCATATGACGCCCTTAATGAAAAATTGAGAGAGGATTTTCCTATATACCAAACTCAAGAGTATCAAGGTATGGATTGGTATGAAAAGATGGGTAAAGCTAACTTTTGGGCCGATTCATTTCTAAATGGTGCAGGTACAATGATTGGTGCCATAGGTTCAGGTTATTTAACTGGTGGTATTCTTTCAGGAATGTCAACAGCAGCAACTTTGACTAGAGCAGGAAGGATGGCTCAGGCTGCAAGTAAATTCAAAGACATTACAAAAGTAATGGAAACTGCTGCAAAACAATCAGCAGCAATGCAAAGAATATCATTAGCTGAAAAAGCATTCATTGGCAGTGTTACTGCTGCTGGGGAATCTGCAGTAGAAGCAAGACAAATATTTAACGATACTCTTACAAAACTTCAAACACTTAAAGAAAAAGGAGATCCACGATATGCTAACTTGAGTGATGAAGAATTAGAAAACGTTGCCAAGTCTGCAGGTAATATTGGTTTCTTACTTAACATGGTTACTGTAGGTTCTACTAACTTTGTTACATTAGGTAAAATGTTTAACAGTGGTTGGTCAACAGGTAAAAGAAGTTTAGGTAAGATTGTAAAAGAAGGAGATCAATACGTTGCTCAGAAATCTTTACTAGATTCAAGAGTTGCTGAAACAGTTAAAGAAATGACTTCAGAGTCATTTCAAGAAGGTATGCAGTTTTCTTACCAAGTTGGTTTACCACAGTATGTAATGAACAAGAAAGACAAAGAAGGAACTGTATATGGTCTTGCTAGTTCTATTATGGATGGTATGAAAGAAACACTTGGTTCTAACGAAGGTATGGAATCAATTGTATTAGGAGCACTGTTAGGTGGTATAGGTGGAGCAGGAGCTAACTTACTTAATAATGAAAACAAAAGTAAATACGAAAGAACACAAGCTGCTGTAGATATATTAAACAAATATAAGAATACGGATCTTAAACCATTACTTGAACAAATTGCTTTACAAGGTAACTTTCAAAAAGTAATGGATAACGCTTTAATCAAAGGTGATAGATTTGAGTATGAGAACGCAAAATTTGCACAATCATTTTCTTATATTAACTCAAGACTTACTGCTGGGTTAAAATCACAATTAGAAGAAGAAATAGATAGAGTAAGTGATATTAGTGAGGAAGACTTTCAGAAGTTCTATCCTGGTCTTGTTGAACAAGGAAAGACACTTGCTGATTTAAAACAAAGTGTCAACGAAATAAAAGGTAACATTAAAAAACTAAATGACACATCAAATTACGTTGAATCAACATTTAGTCTTTTAAATGACGAAGATAAAGAATTAATGAAGTATGCTTTAGCTTCTGTAGATAACTTTGATCAAAGAATAGGTCAGTTGTCAACAGAGTTAATTGCTCCAAAGATTAATTCTGAAAACGTAAGTATGTTTAAGAAAGTCTTAGATACACTTACTAGAACTCCTTTAAGTAAAAAAGAAGAACAAGAAAGAAAAGAGGAGTGGAAAAAGAAAGCTGATGAAGCTGCAGAGTATGCTAAAGCATCTAAGACCATAGATGACTTATTAGATAACTCTGAGATCACAGGGTTCATGAGTGGTCTTGAAACTAAGTTAAAAGAGAATCCACATTTAAGACAAGACACTTTAGATAAGTTAAGTGATCTTATTAAAATGCATGGTAGAAGAGAAGAGTTTCTAAAAGACTACGAAAAGATTGTAACAACTGGAACATTTACTCCATTTGCTGAAGCAAAAATAAAAAGAGAAATGTCTAGACTCTATGAAGACATTGGTAAACAGTTTTCACTAAGAGGTCAAACATATAAATCAATTGAGGATTATATAAAAAGAATGACTCCTCAATTCAAAAGAGATTATTTAAAGACAGCATACGGAAACCTTGCTGATAAGATGAACTTCTTTGATGCTTTAGAAAAAGCAGACTTTGCTGAAGTTAACTCTTTGCTTTCTAAAGGTACTTTTAATTTATCTCAAGAAGAATTAGAGCAGTTAGAAAACATTGCATCAAATCTTAAAGCTCAAGCTCAGACATTATCAAACAAATATGCTGATGTTGATCCAGAAACTTTTGAAACCTTTGATACTGATCCTTCTGAATGGGCATCAATTAAACCAGAAAATGACGAAGGTGCTCAAGATGCAGAATTGTACAATGAGATAATAGAAAAACTTAAAGATCTTGATTCAGCAATTCTTTCAGGTAGTTCAAGAAACGTAGTACAAGAAGATCCAAACGAAGATACAATTAGAAAAGATTTATACTACACGTATTCAAAAGTTGCTCAACAAGTAATAGACGACGCTAAAGCAAACGAAGATTACGATAACGAACAGAAAGTAGAAGAAGTTTTAGGTGATTTAATTCAGTTAAGAGAAATTCTCGAATCAGTTACTACATCTGAGTTACCATTTAGAGATGAATTACTTAATCAAATAGAACCTCAAATAAATGAATTAAAACTATTAAAAGTTGAGGTAGCAAAAAGAGTAACCAACAAAGAAGTAAAACAAACAAGAGCTTACGATTACGAAGCAAAGTTAAATAACTTAATGTTTGGTATATTCGATGAAGAAGATCCAAAGATGTTTAGTATCCATTTGGATCCTACATTAAATTTATTATTAGGAAAGATATTCCAAATATTTGAATCTGACAACAAAGAGAATACTTTAATTCCAGTATTGGAAGAAATGAATAAAGAAGTATTAGCAGGAAACAAACTGTCTCCTGTTTATTCTCTTATTCTAGTAAGTAAAGTTGTAAGTACACTTAGTCCGGCTGCAAGAGAGTCCTTAATTAAATCTGTTGAAGAAGTTATTAAGAAAGACTATCAAGATAAAATTAAACAAACGTTTAAGAACTTTGAGAGTCCAATTGAAGCACCAGGTACTCGCCTTGAGCTCTACAAGAATTCACCATTTGAAAACTTTAAAATACTTATTGATAACTGGAAGAAAGCTAACTTAGCTGAGTTACCTGATTCTCTTTCCTTAGCAATAGATAAGTTTGCAAACGAGGGTAGTCTTGCTGAACTAAATCATGAAGTAAATAAGTACGATACTGAAGTAATTAAAGAATTAAAGTCAGCAATTAATTTCCATGAAAACTATATTTCTAAACTGAGATTAGTAAGTTATCTAAACTCTGAGTTTAATATTGCAAAAGAAATATTTAGTGAGGAATCTTTAATTGAATCTAAAGAGTCTGTAGATAACAATGACTCACCTACTTTCCAACAGTTAAACGCTATTCGTCAAATAATGGTTTACTTGAATGAAGTAACAAGTAACGAACCATTTGAAGACATCATGTACATGAAAGGTCCTGCAGGTACAGGTAAAACTTCTTATGTACTTAGATGGTTGTTTAATCTTACTGGAATAGAACTTAATGATGTATTTGTAGTAGGACATAATGATAGATCCACTAGAACTGCAAATAAAGCCCTTGGTAAGACTACTGAGCCTACATTGGAACAACTACTTGCCAAGCTAAGAGATAAGTCGTTTAATCAAGAATTAATCATAATAGACGAGGTTAGTGGTATTACTGATACTAACCTAATGTTAAGTTTAGTTGAATCTCTTTCTGAGTTCAACAAAGATAGAGTAAGTAAAGGTAAGTCTGCTGTTAAGATGATTACTATGGGTGATCCAAATCAACTTGGGTTCAAAGGTATATCATCAAACATGTTCAATGAACTTTTACAAAACAGAACAAACAGTGTTCGCATAATCGATCCTATTACAATCAGATATAGAAGTAACGTAAGAGAGGTAGTTGACTTCCAAGATCTCTTTATGAGTACTGATAAGGATTTAGCTAAAACTCCAAGGATCGTAAAAGTTAATAGTTCGATTCCCGGAATGCCTTTGTTTGGTGTACAAGGAACTAAAGCAAAAGGTACATTCATTGCAGAAGCTGTAGAAATACTTAAAGACCAAGTAGGTCAAAATAAATCTGCAGTAATTATAATTGAACCAAATGAAAGTAAAAGAGAATCATATAGAAAAGCTCTTGACGCAGAAGGTTTAACTAATGTACAAGTATTAGACTATGTTCAAGTACAAGGAGAAACAGTAGATCAAGTATACATTGATATACCAAACAATACTACTGAGTTCATGAACATGAATGCTTATAATAAAGCAATCTATACTGCAACATCCAGAGCTCGTGATTTTATCTTCATAGATAACTTTGATTTACAAACAGTAGTTGATGAATCAATTAGTGAACTGGCAGCTAATCAGCAAGAACAGTTAGTTAAAAAATACGAAACTGTTTCTGAGCAAATTAAAAAGGAATCAGCTTTAGTTAGTAAGTTCATAGAAGATGCTGCTAAAATTAAAGAATCAGTTGAAAAGACTCCTACTGAAGAAGAAACTGAAGAGGAGACTGAAGAAGAACCACAACCTGAAAAGCCAACTGAAGAAGAAGATATTACAGATGAGATTGCACTGAAAGAGGAAGAAGAAGACTTTACTGATGAAGAAGAAAGTTTTGACGATGAGTTTGCTGTTGTTGAGTCTGCTGTACAAGATGAACCTGTTGATAACACAGAGTATCTTGGTGAAACTGTAACTCCAGTTAAATCAGATACTGCAAAAGAACTGATGTATCCTACAAGGGAGCAGTTACTTTTCAGAGCTGCACCCGGAACTAGATTTAGACAGATAGTAAATCCTGGAGATAAGATTAAAATTATCCCAGTAATGCCTCAAGGTTCTAAAGATATTAACGATGTTAAGTTAACAATATTTGCTTCTAATGGTAAAGATGGTTTTAGAAGAATTGCTGTACTAGATAGAAAAGAAGTACAAGACTTAGGTATTGATGTAACTAAAATAAAAAGAACTGATACACTTTCTGAAACTCAATTAACTAAGTCAAGAAGTGAGTGGTCTACAGATGTAAACCTTGATTCTATTTCATTAGGATCAGGTACCATTACTCAAGCGACTCCAATGTCAATTGTTTATGACTTTAAGTCTTCTAAGAAGTTTTCATTAGAGAACGTTGTAAACAAATACTTACTTAGATTGTCTGAGAGTCCTAATCATGCAGCACTTAAAGATAAAAACAAGAGAGACAGTATAATTGAAAATAATAGTAAGATTGTAATATTCAATCAAAAACAAGTAACTCGCATTAGTCAATCTAAAGAAAATGAAATAAGTGGATTTGTACCAAAGGCAGGTATACCTTATTTAGTAATAACCGTAAACAATTCTAAACATTATGTACGGTTAGCTCCAAGAAGACTTAATGCTGAGATACATTCACAATACGTTGCACCTGCACAAGAGTTCATCGCTAAAGCTAAACAGTTTAGAGACATCCTCAATAAGTTAATTTGGGGAGACGATGAATCAAGATATGACAACAACGTTACTAACTTAGGTCAAAGAATATTTAATCTACCTGTATTGTATTTTGGTGAAGGATCTTTGACAAGACCTGAGATACAAACTTACATGATGATTAAAGAGATCTTAGGTGACAATACTCCATTTACCTTTGGAGATGCTTCTAAGTTCTTTGTAGATAAACTTGGTGACAAGGGTTATAAAGATTTCCAAAACCTTGCTAAAGAAATATACAACTTAGTATATACTGAAAAGGTTAGCCCAAGTGAAAGTCAACTTATTAAATTGGTAAAGCGTACTACAAAAGGTGCGAAGTATCAAATTAGTGAAGATGATAAGATATACAACATATATCAAGACATCAGAGGTAATGCCATCATAAACTACAATGGTGAGAACTATCCTGTATTGTCACACAAAGCTGAGAAGTTTACTGAAGAACAACTAAGAGATTACATTACTAAGAAGAAAAACTTAACAGGTGAGAAACTAAACGAAGAAGTTAAGAAGTACAAAAAAGATAGTAAAGGTAAGTATACTGTAAACCTCTATAGAATAAAACAAAGATATGGTTCAGAACTATTTTTAGAGTTTGATGAGTTTACCTTTATACAAAAACATCCACACGGAGAAGTACAAGAAATACTCAATCAGTTAGCCAAATCAAATAAGATGGCAAACGATGTAGTATTTGGTACTACACAAAAAGTAAAAGATAAGTTTAAAAGAAAAGCTAAGAACCTTTTACAAAGATCCTTTACATTTCAATCAAGCAATGGTAGTAATCAATTTAGAATGCCTACAGCTGATAGTAAGGGATACGTTTCTAAATCTATTCTTGACTATGTAAAATGGTACGAAGCTAAAGAAAGAAAAAGAAATCCACTGTTTGAAGGTGCACCTGATGGTAACGTAACTGAAGATTACTTCTTCAATACAGATAACTATTCATTAGAAACTAAACAAAGGTTTGCTGACATGGTTCACAGACCGTTAACTATTGAAGACTTAGAAACAATCTTTTCATTTGGAGAGAATGGTGATTCTAATGTAAACGAAGGGTTTGGTTTAAGAATGCCAATCAAACGTTTTGGTAAAATTAAAGTAAAGGGTGAAGATCAAAGCTTTTCATTTACTCATAGAGAAGATGGTTCAGAGAGTACATTTACAAACAACAAGACTCAAAAAGAAATTGAGGAAATGATGTTTGAAGATACCTTTGAAGATCTTAAACCTACAGTAATTAAAGTTGACTTTGACAAAGTAAATAAACCTACAGAACCTGAACCTACTGAAAAGAAAGAAAACAAAACAAGAAAGAAAGATGCTGATGACTTCTTGGGTGACATTCTTGATTACGCTGGTGCAAGGGGAGTAAAGGTAGAAGAAGTATTATCTTCTGGAGTAATCCCACAGGAAGACGTTGTAGAATACATTAAACGCTTTATACCTAACGTTAATGACTTCCAAGTAAGATTTCTTACTAGAGAACAAATGCGTGCAAGAGAAAAGAGATATGGTTTCTACGCAGTTAAGGAAAAAGTAATCTACTTAGAGTTAGACGAAGAAGGAAACGTTCCTAAGAGAGTAGTTCGTCACGAATTATTCCACATGGTATTTAATGAATATCTGACTGATCAGCAAAGAAAACAATTGTACGCAGCTGTTGAGAAACAAAAGTCTGGATTAAACTCTTATCAAAAAGAAGAATGGTTAGCAGATAACTATGAACTCTGGGATAAGAAAAAGAAATCTTTCAGTGGAATTATTCAACAACTCTTTGATTGGGTACGGAAAGTATTCAGATTAATATCAAAGAATCCTGTTACAATAACTGAATTGTTTAATAAGATTGAACGTGGTGATTTCAAAACCATAGTAAACTATAAGTCACAAGGAGGATCATTTGAAAAGGGTTACATTAACTTAAGAGATACTTTTAAGAATCCTTACTACTATGAAAAAGCAAGAGACATTTTCTACAAAGGAATGGCTCAACAAGTTGACGTAACTAAAAGATGGTTTACTTATAAAGATATTGAACGTGAGATTAAAGAAAAAGGTTTAAGGTTCTTTGTAAGTAAAGAGGAAGCAATAAACAACGTATTCAATACTTTGATTCCTGATACTATTGAGAACCTAAAAGGTAAGATTGAAAGGGGTGAAGGTAATTTAGACAACAACAAGTTTGTTCTTGAATCTTTACAGTTGTTATTAGACAACAAAAAAGCTTTCCTTAATGATATATACGACAACATTAAATTTGATAAGAAAACCGGTAACGTTTTAATTGCTGACGAACAATACGAATTGTTAGTTAACATTGAAGATACGGAAGCTGATACTGAAGCAGAGGAAGAAAATCAATTCTACGAAAAACAATTTGTAGAAAATGATAAGTACAATGCTGAAACAAAAATAAACAAAACTACCAAATACTTCTTGTCGACGATATTTATACAAGAAGGTGGTAAGTCTTATCCTGTGAATCCTTCAGTTGCTTTTGTAAGAACTGCAAAGATACTTAACAGTATAAGAAACGACAGAGAAGATACTGACTTCTTTACAAGACTTAACAAAGTAACGTATAGTAATCCTGTAGATGAAGCAATCCGTAAAAGATTACTTGCCATTTACTCATTAGAAAGCTATGTAAGCGACTTACAATCTGACGAAGACTTTAAGTATAGTAATGGTAAGAGAGTAACAGGAGAGTTTGCATACGAAACAATATTTGATGAGGGTACTGGTTACAGTTCATCTAATCTTGTATTCAAAAGAAAAAACAGAGTAGTTGCCAGAAGAATAGACTTTGGTTCAGTAGAAGAAATGTATGAGGAAATTCTTAGACAAGAATTTGGTAACAAACCTTTTACTGAGGTAGATAAGTTTAAGTTAGACATACTTAACAGAAAGGTTGCTGCTTCTGATATGCTTTCATCAATCTACAGTAGCATAGCAAGTCTTAGAGAAAAGAATGTAATGTACGGTCAATCAGATTATCAATTTATAACTGACTTCTTAGTTGAACAAATACCTGATGAGTTTGTAGAATTACAAGCAGAAGTAGAACAGTTAATTGATGAGATAGAACAAAACTCACCGGTAAGTATTACTACAAGATCTGGTAAAACTTACAGATACTTAAAAATGTTTATTGACCATACTAAGGTTCAATCTCATAACTTACTTAAGAATCAATTACTTAGTAGCATAAACTTATTTTCAAATACTGACTTTTCTAAAATTAAAACGAAACCAAATCTCGAAGAAAAGAAAAAGGCTCTTGAAGATTTCTTTGAAAGTGTAAAGTTAATGTACAAGGGTGAAAACTTACTTGGAGATTTTACTGAAGTTTCTGTTAATAACATTATAGATGACTTAGTATATCTTTCAGAAGAGATTAAATCAATTCAAAAGAATCTAAACAAACAAGTAAATAAAAAAGAGTTATCATTAGATGAACTTGAGAAAAGTAAGATAGAACAAATAAATAATTTGTTTACTAGCCAATACACTCGTTTAAATAACATAAACGCGTTGTTTACATCTAAGACTATTGAATCAGAAAGATCTACTTCCTACAGAGGTAAAGATGGTGAAATGAGATGGTCTTTAGAGTTGTCAAGTTATGCTGTAGATATTTTCAATAATATATTTGATGCTTTAAAGTTTTCAGATAAAGCTAAGATTAGAAAAGTGTTTACTAACTTTAAAAGTAAACTATTTGAAAACAATCCTATAGTAAACGAAAAGATAAAAATCCATCAGTTAATTGATCATGATGCTCTTAGTCAAAAGGACGAGTCGTTTGTAACTAATTACAAAAACGAGAATGAATCCAGTTGGTTGATTAGAAACTTGTTCTATTCCTTTGGAAGTAAACAATTATCTAAGTCTACTAAAGGACGACCTACATACTTCCATTTCTTTAACACGATGTCAAACAAACCAAGAACAAACGCTTTGGAAGTTGACATGTTAAGTGCAAACTCAAAGTCTAAGTATGGAATTAAACAAGCGATCATAGATGCAATTAAGCATGAGATCACAAGAGCAAACATTAATGACATTAACGATAAGAACTTTAATAAGAATAAGAAAGTAAGTCAACTCCCAGGAATTGAAACTATACCTGAGATCAGTGTACTTAAAGATGAGAAAGCTCTTTCTGATTATGCAGATAAAGTAATTGCTGCTATTGAAACAAAATCTGAAAGAATGATTGATTTTATTATTGATAATAAGATCCAAGTAGATGCATTCTTACCTAAGATATACAAGGAGCTTTCAAATCAAGGTGGGGTATCAATGTTCAGTGATAAGTTCTTAGGAAAAGATGGTTTACTTAAATCTGAATATGCAAGTGATTACAACCTTGCAAGTAGAATGTTCATAAGAGATTACAAAGTATCTAGAGATGAACTTAAACCACTTATAGATCTTTATTACAAAAACTACTTTGTAAACAATTACTTTGCTAACATGATGGTAGTTGGTGATCAAGCATTCTACAAAGGTAGCTACGACATAATTAAACGTATGTCAATAGTATTTGCTACTGGTCAAAAAGGTAGAGTAAGTAAAGATGCATTACCTGATAAATTTAAAGTAATTGTAGCAAAGGATCCTGAAGGTCAACTTAGTGAAGAAGTTAAGAAACTGTTCCCTCACTTACAAAATGCAAAAAATTGGGACGAAGCAGATGGTCAAGGTTTTGTAATTAAGAAACGTGTACAAGACTTTAAGAAAGGTTTTGGAAGAGATTCTAATTACTCTGTTACAATGAAACCTGTTTACTTTGGTCAAGACGAACAAGGTAAACCTACTGCTTTAAAGTATTCTTCTATTGAGATTACTGATGAACTTATGAATAGTTCACCTTTCTTTAGGAACTTAAATAGATTAATGGAAGCAAATAATGTAGATGAGTTTGTGTTTGCATCTGCAGTTAAAGTGGGTATTCCAAATACTACATTCGATACTCAACTACTTACATTAGAAAACTTTGATCCTAAATCAATCAACGTAACAGATTCTGTAACTAACTCAATACTTACTTTAAGTAATGAGAACTATAGAATGCAGTTAAATCCAAGATCTTCTGTAAACAAAAACCTTTCTAAGACAAGTCAGTTATTCTATACTATTGATACGTTCTTAACTGGAACTAAAGAAGCAACTGATATTGAAGCTGCAATAGGTAAGATAACATCTTATGGTTATACTAAGTTTAGTAAACTCTTTAACATTTACAGTTTAAGAGACGATAAAGATAGAAGAAGTAGACTTCGTAGATTAAGACAATACTTAAGGAGTACTTCAGTAAAAAATGAATCAGACAGAAGACTTGTTGATTTCTTAACTAACGAAAAGATTAGCTTTGACAATCCTGTTATTGCAGAAAAAGTATTTAGTGCAATAGCTTCTTTAGTACACAAGTCTACAGTAGGGTTTAAGTTTCCAGGTGCTAAGCTTGTACTTCAAACATCTTACGGATTACTTGAGGGAACAGGATTAAGAAAGCCTCAGTTAGTTTATGGACAGAATGGAGAGTTTTATGCTGAAGCATACTTACCAGATGTATTCCAAAATGAATTAGGTGATTCACTTGCAGGAGGACAATTGTATTTAACTGAAGAGAAGTTTAAACAAATAAAAGATAAGTTCTCTGCTACTAAAGATGAACAAATCAAGAAACAACTTGAAGATATAACTAAAGCATTTGCTGTTCGTATTCCTACTACAGGCATTCACTCTGCAATACCAATTAAAGTAATAGGATTCTATCCCTCTAAGTCTGGTAACGATAACGTTATTATTGCCCCAAGTGAGTTAGTATTCTTACATGGATCTGACTTTGACATTGACACATTGCAGTTGTATCGTCAAGAAGTTGCTAAGAAAGATTTTGCTATTGATTACATTGTAGGTAAAACTAAAGAGACAATAGTATTATCTGAAAAGAATGTTCCTTTTGGTTATACTAAAACTGTAGATAATAAAGGTAAGATATCTTTTACTAAGAACCTTACCGACAAGTATATCAAATCAATAGAAACTTTAATAGCAAGTTACGATAACTCTCTTAGTGATCATTACAAAAAGAGATATGAAGAAATACAAAAGGATCTCATTGATAAAAATGAAGCTAAGTTAGAAAATAAAAAAGACTATACAACTCCTGAGGGAATAAATAGTCTAAGAAGAAAAGTTGAAGATGAGTTAGAAAAAGAACAGATTTCTATTATCGACGCTTTTGTATCAGTTAATAAAAACAAAATCGTTGATACAATCTACAACTTCCTTAAAGATCCAAAGAATCTTGACTATATGATGCGTCCTATATCTCAAGAAGTATTCAAAGGTACAGATCCTCAAGTAGAGTCTACTTTTGATATGATCGCAAGGATTAAAGGTATTGTAAGAAAAGAAGGTGAAAGCGATTCAGATTGGGAAAAGAGAAGAGAAAGTGTAATTAAACCTACAAGAGATCTTAACGACCCAATGGATCAGATGGCTATGCACCAAGATAACTTTGCAGGTAACGCTCTTACTGGTATATTTGCAAATGCTTTCAAATCTCTTGCATATATCTATAGAGCAAACTATAGTAAATCTTACAATAGAGAAAAGGTTCCTTTATCTCAAAGGTTACATGTTACTATTAAGAAGTTACAAACAAGAGATGAATCATCTGCAATCATAGATGAAACATTTGATTCACTTTCAAGAAAGACTAAGTCTGGTACTTGGGTATGGGATACCATGGACTCTTTGATCAACGCTGCGATTGACAACGTTAAAGAACAAGTGCTCCAAGTAATTAACGCTACAAGAAAAACTGCAAACGCTTGGTCAGCTGCTGTAGCTATGGGTATTGATGTTAACGATATAACTAGAATAATGCTGCAACCGGTAATTGTTCAGTACTCTAAAACATCAAGAAAGATTTCTGGAAATGATTCATTAGCTTCAGAGATCTCCAGTGTAGCAAAAGAAATATACGAAGTAAATGAGTTTCCTATTTCTGAAAAAGATAACGTTGTAGTAAAAGAAATACTTAATACTTATACTATAGAAGAATTTGAGGAAGTAATGTCTGCTAACTACAGATCACTTAATCACATTAGAGAGGAATATCTTAAATACAAACAAGAAGGTAATCAAGAAAAGTTAGAAGAAGTAAAGAAACATTTTGAAATTCAAATTGCTGCTTACCTTCACTTTAAAAAGTTTAATGAGATTGGTGAGAACTTGTACGATGTATCTAAGATGATTAACCCAATCAATGATATTCCAAATGAGTTTAGTGGTTTGCAAGATGTATTAAATATCTATGATGGTTTCTATAAAGTAGAAGACAGACGAGATGTAAAATATGTTGAAGGAAGTAAAGAGATAGAAGACATATATAACAAAAAACAATACACCACACTTGTATCTCCAGAATTAGTATCACAACATGACTCTTTAGTTGAACAAGGTAAAGATGCTGAAGCAAAACAACTTATCACTTCTGAGTTAATTAAATTACTTCAAGGTAGATCAATTGATAAGTCAGTATTCTTGTGGACAGACTTTAACCAAGTATCAAACATTCGTGAAGCGTTAAACGTAGTTAAAAAGTTTAAGACTAAAGCTGAGTACTTATTCTTTAAACATAACAAAGCTTTACAGTTGTACATAGAAAATTACTTTGAACAAGTAAGAACTAAAGCTGAGATAAAAGAAGAACTGGCATCTACTAATATTTCTGAAGAGGGTGAACTTAATCCTATTGAAGATATTACAGAAGTAGCTAACAGTGGTGTATCAAAAATAAAAATTACCTTAGATAGAAACAACAATAAGAACAATGAGCTCATTCGTACTGAGTACATGAAGTTTTTAATTAGTGGAGTATCTTTCAGTATAGAATCTAAAGAAGATCCTTCAAAGAACTTTACTGTTGATATGTCTACAAGTAATGAGAAACCTTATGTAATAAAAGTAGGAGAGACTACAATTAAAACTGTATACGGAAGAGATGCTTGGATTGAAAGATTTATAGACAAAGTTGAAGGTATTAAAAACAACAATAAGGAAATAAACTTTGTATTAGACAACTTGACAATCAAAAGAAATAATGATGGTACAAGGAAGTTAATATTTCCAATGTCTTCTAAGATGAAACAAAACGATGTGTTTAAGTTTGAAAAAGATTTCAATGCTTTAAATACTGATAGTGAGTTAGTTTATAATCAAATCCAATATGACTTCTTAAAGTATTCAGTACTTACTGAGGGATTAGCTTACGGTCAAGTTAACTTTGCACCGATACTTCCTCCAAACCTTTATGAAAAGTTTGATGAATCATTGCAAAAAATTCTAGTTAGAGTATTTAAGTCAGTAGAAAATAACGATGAAAGAGAAAGAGACTTTACATTGCTAAGAAGAATGCATGAACCATTCCTGATTCAGTTAGTATCTAACTACTGGAAAAGTTTACCAAACATTCTTTACGGTAAATACAAGATTGGAAAAGATGATAGAGTATCAGGAAGAATTGAAACTAAAACTCAAGGTACAGTATTCTATGATGCAGTAATGAAAAATAAAAACTTTACTGGACCATTGTTTGTTCAAGATAAAACAAAGATCTATATCAGAGTATTTACTGAAGTAAAAGCTGGTGAAAATAAAGATAACACAACTACTTACTACCAAGCAATAAACTATGTAACTGATCACAAGACTTATGACTTTAACAAAGCATTTGAACAAGAAGACTTTGAGTTTAGTATCAACGAAGCATTTAAAAAAGATTCTTCTTCTATAGTAACTGGAGATCCTTCTCCTAGTCAAAACGGAACTAAAGAAGTAGACACAACTTATGTAGATAGATCTGAACAAGTAAAACAAGTTACTACTTCAATAGGTAATCTTAAAGTAGGTGATAGTTTACTAATGTATAATTACAATGACAAGTTTAGAATTAACGGAGTAGAATACAGAGTATCAGAAATTAAAAACAATAAATTGAAACTTTCTGTCAAATTATCCGTTAACAACATGTCTCATGTTGATAGTGTACTATCGAGCTTTACTAAAGAAGGTAAGTTAGATACAGATGCATTGGTTGACTACATGTTTACAGAAGTTAGAGTTAAGGATGAAAACTCAACTCTCACTAAACAACACATAAGAGAGTCAATAGAAAAGATTGGTGCTGAAGCAACGTTAAAAGAAAAAATGGAATGTTAATATGAATTGCGTAAACGAAAGTTCTCCCGAATATAAAAAGTATCTTGACTCTGGTATAGACAACAGATTATTATTAAACATAATAATCAAACAATATCAGAAACGAAATAACACTGATGCGTTCCCTTCAGTCAATCACGTTATGAAAATAATGAGACCTGAAGTTGCTCCTGCTGAAATTGTTGAAGTTAAACCAACAGTTGAAGTTCAAGAAAAAACAGAAGCACAAAAGCGTCAACCTCCTCATAAAGCAAAACTTTCGGAGTACGTTAATGAAATAATAAATCAAACTACCAATCCAAATCTAAAAAGATTAGCAAAGAAAATGTTACTCTTCTTAGATAAGAACAATGTTGAGGTAGAGTATACATCAATAGAAGACGATAACAAAGAAGGTGTTCTTTTAGGTAGATACGACTCTACAAGAAACGTAATTGAAATCAACAGAGATGTTGAGATGAGTACTGAGCAAATGATTGAAGTAGTATTACACGAAGCTATCCATGCTTTTACTATTTCTACGTTGCGTAAACAAAACCCAACTCAAAAGGAAATTGATTTTAGAAATGCTGCAGATAAATATTACAACATGTTCATTGCAGCTGCTCGTAGAGAACTTGGTTTAACTGAAGAACAACTTAAAGATAAATACAACGGGTTCTTAAATAAAGAAGAATTTGTTGCGGAACTTCTTACTGACAAAGACTTTTACAATCTACTTAAGAAGTTAGAGAAGAGTGATCCTGAGAAATTATTTAACGCACTAATTAGAGTAATTAGATTAATTGCAAACTACATTTCTTCTGGTGGTATAAACATTTACAATGAAGAAATGAGAGGTTCATTGGATCCTTATGTAGAATACCTTGTTGACTTTATGCAAAAGGATTTTGTATATGAGTACACACCAGGATTTAATGCAAACAAAAAGAGTGTAAAAGTAGATCACGTTAAACTAATTAAAGAAGATAACGAGAAAGCAGGACTAAAGCTTACAGCTGATGAATCAAGTTATACTGACTCTTCAGGTAACTTATTCTCTCGTCTTACCGACTTTGTTACTACTAACTTTAATAACAGATATGCAATTGATAAAACTCTTTCTCCAAAAGAACTTACACAGAAGATTGCTGAAGGTCAAGCTAAGAGCGATTGGAAGAAAGCAGAAGATTCATCAGATGACTTTACCGGAACAATTAATTTTCCAGTACTGAACCACGAAACAGGTTTAACTGAAGTCAAAGTTGTAAGTTATCCTGATCTTGTAGAAATTAAAAGACAAGATATTGAAGCAGGTAGAATGTATGGTAAGCTTGTTCACAAAGTAATTGAGATACGCATTGCCAGAGATAAGAACGATGACTACCTCGCTAAGAAACTACTTGATGAAGCCACTGAAATAGTAAAAGGTAAACCAGGTTTATACCCACCACTTAATCCTTCTTCAGTTAACTGGATTCTTTCTGATGATTTTACTAGAGCATTTAACGATGCAGGTATTCAATTCTTTAGAAGAATCCAAGAGAACGCTGACGTAATGGAGTCTGAGTTAAGTGTATTTAGTAACAAATTTAATGTTGCTACTACAATAGACGGATTGATTAAACATAGTGATGGTTACTATACACTACTTGACTTTAAAAGTGGTAAGAGATTCTTAAACGATCCTAATGAAGCTGTACTATTAAAGTATGCACAGTCACTCTATGGTGATGTGTTCGATACTAAACTCAGTAAAGCTAAACTTGAGCTAGCATTTAGAGCATTGTTGTTAAAAGAAAAGTACGGTGACATTAAGTTTAGAGATATCCGAGTAATACATTTGGCAGATCAAGAGTTCAATATATTTGACGTTGATCAGCTACAAACTTACATGACAATCATTGAAAGGTTCTATAAGGAGACAAATCCTGAGTTACATAAAGAACTTAAAGAAAGAAACTTATTTAACGCAGACCTTTACAAAGCTCCAAGTAAATCCTTTTCTGAATTACTTACTGAGAATACTCTTACTAAAGAACAAAAGCTTGCTAAACTTAAACAGGAATTAGAAACCTTAATGTTAAGTTATCCTGAAGCTAAACGTAGTTACTCAATAAGAGAAAAAATTGTTCAACTTACTAAAGATATAAATGACCTCGAATTTGGCGTTTTAAACGTAGAAGATGACAAGTTGGATATGGGACTATTCAAACGTTACTTAGGAACGATTACAGATAGTTTTAACCCTATTTTACAAAGATTCTCAGTAGCGTTCTATAAGGCTGAAGATAAAATAAACAAAGAGGAAGCTGAAGTAAATAAGCTACACAACTCTGCTTACTTTGAACTTGAGAAAGAATACTACAGAAAATTCCCACAAAAGAAGTTACTTAACAAAGGAGTTGCCGGAGGAATAGTTTGGACAACTAAAGATCTTAATGGTCAAGGTATATTTGACTTTATGTGGGAAAAGAAAAACAAAGCCGGTGATTACGGTAACTATTTTAAACCACTTAGTAAAATACTTGCTGATCCTAGTTTAAGTGCTGCTCAAAAAAACTATGCTAAGATGTTTAGAGAAAACATTGAGAAGCATTATAATGAGACAATGCTTAGAAAGATAACCATTAAGAAAACGTTTAAGGTTTCTGAGGATGGTAAGTATACAAAGAAGACTAAGAATGTTGAGATGACTATTGCGAAAGCATTAGGTTATCCAGAAACATTACCAGAAGACTTTACTCCAAGATTGTTGACTACTGTTGAAGAATTATCACAAAGAGAAAAGGTTGGTATACTTGATAAGAAGACAAGAGATTTTTATTACAAACAAAGATTCCAAACATTCTTAGAAAAAGAGATGTTACCTAAAGATCAAAAGAACTTAGGTATACCTGTAAAGTATATGGGTCAATCTCCTTATCTTATAAACAACGAATTACATACATTCAATCCTGAGATAATACTCAAACAGTTTACTTCTTCTATGATAAAGAAAAAGTACAAAGATGAGTTATTACATTTAGGAAATGGAATAGTTCAATACTACAGACTAAAAGGACTTGAAGAACATGAAGATGAGGAGTTCTACAAAAACACAATGGAGTTCATTAGTGATCATCTAATTGGTCAAGTAATGGATACTAATAAAGAAACTTCATTTACTAGAAAAAATATTAGAATATTTAATAAAACAGCCAATGTAGAAAAGGTAATGCTTGCAGGTAAAGATTATGTATCTGCTACTTCAATGTGGTTACAAGTACCAAACGGTATTGCCAACACTGCATTGATTACTATATTGAACAGAAAAGAATCACTCAAAGGATCTTTAGCAAAAAGATTAGGAGTAGAAGAGTCTGCAATAGATTTTACTTTTAAAGATTTAAACTTTGCAGATGCTCAAATAGGTGTACTTATGAAAGACATGATGCTTGGTAATCTTAATAAAAATAAACTCTGGTTACTGGCAAGAGAACTTAAATACCTACCTGACAATTATGACTATAAAGGAATTAAAGATCAGTTATCTTCTGCAAGAAACAAAGCTCTTGATGATAAATATTTGTACTTTGCACATAGCCTTGGTGAAACATACGGTCAACTTGTGTTACTTGCTGCTCAAATGAAACACATGGGTCTCTATGATAAGTACGAAGTAGAAGAAGTAAAGAATGAACAAGGAGAAGTTGTATACAACGAACTTGTATGGAAAGGTGGAGTAAGATTCAAAACAGTTGATGGTAGAGAGATAACTGGAATCAGTCCGGAAGAAACAATGAGAATTAAAAAAGTTTCTCAAAGAATACATGGTGGCTACCGTAAAGAAGAAAGAACTGCTATGGAACTTACTGCTTTAGGTAAGTGGGCACTGCAGTTTAAAAAATACATACCTTCTATTCTAAACAACATGTTCCAACAAAAAGGAGAAGACTTCTCTTTAGGTTATTGGAAGAAGTTTCCTGAACAACAAGATGGTGAAGATGTTTACCAATGGGTAGGTAGAGTAAATGAAGGTAGAGTATGGACAGTAATTAACGTACTTTTAAACTATGCAAGGTTGTCAAAAAACACTGAATACAATTGGGCAAACTTACAAGGAGAACAAAAAAAGAATCTTATTGAGGCTGCTTTGACTGCAACATTTGTAATGACTTTATTAATGGCAAGGGGAGCATTCTTTGATGATGACGATGAGGAAACTCAACTATATAAAAAGTACAGTAGGTTAATGGAAGACATTACTCAAGGTTGGTTACCAAGTGACTTACTTAGAAACTTCCAAACTCAAACAGCAGTTCTTCCTAAAACATTTGATATAATGCAGGCATGGACTACATTTGTTTATGATGGTATAATTAAAGGAGAAGAAACCCAGCAAGGTAGAACAAAAGGACTTATTCAAGTATTTAGAACTACTCCAGCATTAAACGCAGGTTGGCAATGGGATAAATACTTACCAAATGAATATCAATTCATACCAGGTATATTTGGACCAAGCTACATGCAACCAAGATAAGCTGAAGAATAAAAAGGGAGCATTAAGCTCCCTTCTTCGTTTATTGTATATTCTCTTCTGATATCAACGTTTCGTAATAACTTACGATTTCAGAAATCTTTTCATCTGAGAGGTCAGCATATGGACCTCTTTTTTCTTTTACATCACTTATTGTTTTTTCATAACTATAAAGATCAAATTTTCTTTTTGCAATTAAGTATCTGTTATACTTCTCATTTTCTATTTTCTCATTAGCTTTCCTAAGTTCTTCTTTTAGTTTGCCAATTTCAGAAACTAGAAATGATTCATAACTTTTTGAATTTGATTGCATGTTTGTAGTATTATCTATTGAATCATTGTTTGTTGTAGTAGAACTAGTATTATATAGCTTATAATTGTAAGTGTGATAAGTTGCCATACTAATCGCTTTTGTTTTTTCTAATTGCTTTCATTGCTTCTAATTGTAAAGTTAATCTTTCTGAAAATTCTTCATCAGTTACATCATGAAGTATTTCACTTTCATCTAAGCAAGTAACATTATCTAAAAGTTGACCTATTTGTAGTTCATCTCTGATTACCCATAGCTCAATTAAATTAAGAATGATTTCTTTTTTTTCATCACTTAATTTACCAAATAATCGGTTGTTTTCCATTTTCTATTAATATTTCGTTAGCTTGATTAAAGTGATTACATCCTTCAAACTTATCCTTAGTATTTAAAGGACTAGGATGACCTGCAAATAGTAAGTGATGTTTAACAGGACTAATTATTTTACTAAAGGATTGAGCATGCCTACCCCATAGTAAAAAGATTATATCTTCTGTTTCTTCACTTATTGCTTTGACTACTTCATTAGTAAATACTTTCCACTCTTTTGAATGTGATCCTGCTTCACTTTCTCTTACAGTAAGTGCAGTGTTTAACAGTAATACGCCTTGAATAGCCCAATTTTCTAAAGAGTTACCTCCATTAAAAGATCCAGTACTTTCAATTACTTCTTTCTTTATTACCTTTAAACTTGGTGGTAAATACTTTTCATCCAATGCATCGGGTACACCAAAGGCAAGTCCTGTTGCCATACCTGGGGTATGATAAGGATCCTGACCAATGATTACTACTTTTAGATCTGAAAGATTGCACAGAGTAAAAGCCCTGAAAACATTCTCAGGGCTAGGATATACTACTGTGTTATTTCTTTCTTGTTGGATAAAGTTTGAAAGATCTTTTGTGCTTGGTAAACTGAATACTGGTTTAAGAAGATTATCCCAATTGTTGTTAAATCTAGACATTAGAATTTTCCTCCGGTATTAATGTATTCATAAATGACTCCGTTTGGTTTAAATTGTTCTTCATCGTAAAATTCCAAATCCGTATTGAAAAAACTTTCAACCTCACCTACTTCTTTTATCATACTCTCAGGCACACCAAGTTGTTCAGCAAGCTTTTTGTATTGCTCAGGAGTTGGATTTAATCTGTAATCAATATAGAGAACTACACCTTGATTATCTGAATAGAATACTTTTACTCGAGTTTTAAACTCTTTAGAAACAGTACTATATTTAGTTCCATAAACTTTATAGAAATCTTCTAAGTACTGCTCAGGTATTCTTGAACAAATAATTGTAAAGGTATCATTTTCAATCTTGCTCTCAAAGTGTTCATCAAAGCATAGTTTGTTAATGACTTTCTCAAATTGATTCTCGTTAAATTTCTCCTCGGATACAGATCTATTTACAAATACAGTATACAATAATGCTTGCTCATCACAGTAAGTATTAAAGTAATTTGTTTTGACATAATCTGTACGATACTTAGGTGCTAACAGTGGCCTAAGATAAATTGAAGTTTTAGTTAAGTCCCAAGAGTAAGAAGGTTTATCTTCAGCTTTCTTACTTTTCGCCAACACAAAATCAAACATTTTTTCTGACATAACTTTCTATAGGTTTTAAAGTATCAATTTTAATAACCTCAGGCTCATTGAAATCTTCATAAGTGTCAAGTAGACGGAGCATTCTGTAATTTTCGTAAAACTTAATGATACCTTCATATTCACCAAATTTATCTACATATATTCCAAATACTCTATGCCTCATAGAACTTTCATCGAGACCTTTCAATATTTTCTCAGCACCTTTTGGTCCTATTCCGTAAATACATTTTACATTATCTGAAACATCACCCATCAACATTTGTTTCCAAAAGTTTGTGTATGCCTCAGCAGGTTCTAGTTTGAAACTATTCTTCTTTGTAATGTTATAGAAGTTACCCGGAACTTGTAAGAGATCTTTATCATTAGTACAGATAATACCGTTATCTCTTTTCTTATTAGATATGATTAACGCATCATCTGCTTCTATCCTTTCGGTAAGATAAAAACCTAACTCACTTATTAAAAACTTTTTTACTTCATAAAACCATTTCGGTTTCTCTTTCGTCCTTGTAGATTTGTACGAATTATCTCTTGGAATACTATACCTAAAGTTATTGGGCCCTGTGAGATAAGCAATGTAGCTATCGGTACTGTTGTTAATAAGAATCTCAAATAGTAAAGTGTAAATGTATTCTTTAACTTTATTGAAATCCTCTTCGTTTTCGTTTGCATATGCAGACCTATACAGAATTACATCTCCGTCTATTAAACATATCATGAAACTTCTCCTACGGTTATATACCACTTAGGATTAGTTTCTTCTAATTCTCTTTCTAATTTAGATTGTATCTCTTCAGAAAAATTATTATTGAACACTAATTCCAAATGATTTTTGTTAGACAATAAATTAATTGTGTCTTCTTCTGATTCTTCATCAAGAATTTGACGTTTTAGTTTTTCGCTTACTGTGAACATTTTTTAAACTTTTTATAGTTATTATTAATTTTGAACTATCTGATTCTACAAAGTCACATGGTATGGATTGGATACACTTTACGTTATCGTCTTCCATTAAAGCTGGGTATTTTTCTCTATCAGGAATATAACTATTTCGTTTACCTTTAGTTACTTTAATAAACTCAACATTTCCACATAGCGCATCTTGTATACACTTTCTGTACCAAGATACATGGTTGTCGAGATCATAGTCACCAAGAGGTCCATAAAATGTTAACCCTATTGACAGAGGATAATGCTTTTTGTTTATAAACTTCAGTTTCTTTTTTTTGAATATTTCGTAAAAGTAAACCTTAATTTCTTTTGCAATCTTACTTCTCAAATGATGATCGATACCTGACCATAAATCTTGACCATTTATCTTTCTCATTCTAGGTTTGTTTGCACTTCTAGGATTAGATATTACTTTCTCCCCATCTTTGTTGACTTTGTATTTGGGACGAACGGCTTTTGAAATAGTAACCTCTTTTATATAGTCGTCCACTTCTATTATTATATCTTTCATTATATTAAACTGTTTAGTAATGCTTTGGCATATTCGCTTCCTTTATTATTATTAACATCCGATATATCCTTACCCAGATCATTCGGTATTACTATTTGGTCTATGTCATACATCTCAGATATTATCTCAGAAAACTTTACACCTGTTTCATCATTGTCGTATAATATAACGATTGTTTTGAATCTTTGTTTCAACTCATTAATTATTTCCTCATTAGGTATAGAACATTCTCCTTGAAAGGATACTGATGCAATACCATAACTATACAATGTCATGATGTCTTTTAGACTCTTTGTGATTATCAAGAGATCCCCTGATTCAGGTAGTTGTTTCCAACCTTCAATCTCATCGGATGATCCAAAGAATCTCCACTTCTCTTCTTTATCTGAGTATGGTTTGTATATTTTCCAATTAGTAAACTTATAACCATAACAGTAAGGTTCGTCATCTATTTTCTTATAGTATAAATTTGTTTCAGGTGCTTGTATAAATAGATACTTTATTGCATACACTTCATAAAACTTTAGAATACTTTCATTAATATTGAATTGATTCCAGTACTCTAAGTCTTGTGTGTTAAACTCTCTTGTTTCTACTGCATAGTTAATAACTGAACTACTACGTTTCTTTGTAGGTTTGTTAAGATTAATCTTTTGGAAACCATTCTTGAACTTGTCAAATATGATTGTACCAACATTATCTCTATCAGTATATTCTAACTTTGCAACAAAATCAAAAGCATCACCTCTTTCACCTGTACTCCAATCTTTCCAGAAAACTTTATCTCCAACCTCTCTAAAAGTAATAGTAGGATGTTTATCTTTTCTAAAAGGAGAACATATAGGTTTCAATTGTCCTATATAGTTTTCAAGAAGATTCTTTTCAGATATATAATTCTTAATATTACTTATCGAAGTGTCAAATAAAGTTATCATAGAAAAAAATAAAAAGGGGGATTTCTCCCCCTCTTTAATTAAAGTTTACAATATTATTGAATATGAGGAGGAACCATACCTGCAGGAGGCATCATTCCACCAATACCAGGAAGTACTACAGGTGCAACCTCTTTCCTTCTGTAATCATAGGGATTACTCTTGTCATAGGTGAGTGTTGTAGCTCCTTCAGTAATTGGTTCAGCCATTGGTGACTTAGGTGAAGGCAACGGAATAATTGCTTTGTCCCAAGACTTACCATTAGAAATAACTTCTTCACCGGAAAATTTCTGACGATATGGTTTGTTTGCAAGAAACTCATTTAGTTTCTGTACAAGTTCATCCACACTACTTGCAGTAAGATTGACCAAACCTTCTTCGCCAATGATTGCTCTTGCAATGTGACGAAGTTTGATAATAGTCATGTCGATAGGAGCTTGTTTCTTACCTTCAGCTACCTCAGTACTTGCAGGAAGCTCAGAGGATAGTTGTGCAGATCCGTCAGTAGTTCTGTGTTTGATTGTAATAATCTCACGATCAGTTCTTGCGTTCTTACCAAATTCAAACGAATCGATTACGACTTCGTGTACTCCGGGAGTAATAAATAAATTACCAGTTGTTTCTTTTACTTCAGCTAAATTAAACATAAATTATTCTTTTTAATTGTTAATTATCCTTATTTAAAATTGATTATTCAATGATTTTTACTTCACCATCTTCGGTCAATGAGTAGTTGACATTTGCAACATCAGCTAACTCATCAGTCATATATAAACCTCCGGTTAAGTCTGGAGCTATTCTGTCCAAAAGTCTGCTTAAACATCTCCAATAAGCCATTATTTTAGGTTGTTTCTTCCAATTGTCTTTTGTTACCAATCCCATTGAAGCAGCTTCAGAATAAGTATATCGACAATCCTCTTCAACCAAATGACCTTCTTGAACACGATAACCTTTGATTACAGTTTCATAGTCCATTAATTCCCCTGTTTCTTTGTTATACATGGGTTCCCAATCCTTAACAGTTTTCCACCACACTTTACCGGTTCTTCTCGCAAGACCCGCCTTCGCTTTCGGTTTGAGTGTAGCCTTACCCATTATTACATCAATCGCCTCAAATGATTGAAGTGGTTGAAAACCTAACTCTTTACCCTTTTGAATAATCAACACTGCTTGCTCAGGAGTTTTGATGTTCTCAGGTAAATATTTAGATTTAATGTAATAAGAAGCAATCTCCATTAACTGTGGAAGGCTGTTATTATTTTCTTCAGCTTTGATTATTTCGCTCATAATTTTCTTTGTATAAATTGTTTCTATCATCAATACCTACTCCGTTATTTATGGAGTGTTTTAACATCATCAAGGAAGCAATTGCATGATCCACATGATGATTTCCAGATTCATCTATATCTTCCCCAGTCATAAAAGATATCATATGACGCATACAAGCATCAAAGTATCTTGACCATTCCATACCTTTACTATAGTTATATTTTCCGTAACGATTGCCACCATCAGTAAATGCTTTACTCACAGTCAACAGTACGTCTAAAGGTACGTCGGAAACTCTTACTTTACCACCATCGTCTTTAATAGCATTATTTTCCATATAAATCGTATAGTTCGGGTTTGTTAGTAAACTCTTTTGACTCAGGTAACTCACAAAAATAATTAGATGCACCGTTAAAGTATAGTTGTGTTGTTACAGAAAAACCGTGTCGATTAAGAATTATACTTAACTCTCGATGGTGATCTCTTAACTTGGTTATATCATAACCTTCATATTCTCTAATTTTATATCTGACGGGCGCAAATAGGCCAAGCATAATGTTACAATCTCTACCGATTACTTTTGAATCACCTAAACCGGAAGCAGATGGTTGCAACATATTCAATTTAATGTTTTCTGTAGATTCCTGTGCAGCTGCTTGTTGTTGTATAAGTACAGGCGAGTATCTTAATCTATCGCGCATATACAAACAATAGTATGAACTGAAATCATTTAGTGCTAACCTTAAGTCGCTATAACCGTCTTCTTGAAATGAGAGTAACGATCCGTGATCAAATATGGGTATAACATATGTATCAGGATCATTTGCAAGGTACACGTCTAACTTTTCTAAAGTTTCTTTATCCCCTTTGTGTACTAATGTAGGATCTAAGATTTCCCCAGTCTTAGAAACGTATCTACCAGTATTAGCTGCGTAAGTGAGTACGTAATTAAATATTGCACTAGGTGACCGCTTAGTGTCAATAATTTGAACTACTCTCTCAAACATTTCAATCCAAGAAATAAATTCTTTACTTTGAATAATACTTAGTACTCTGTCATCAAGTATGTAATTTTTAAACATTGAGGATAATTGCTCAGGACTTCTAAGTATACCATATTTTACGTGTAATCTATGGCATATCGCTTCTTTAATTTTATCTTCCTTACTTACCTCAAGACTAAAATACAACACTTTTGCTTTGATACCTTTGGTAATTACTTGTTCCACTACATTATAACAATAAAGAAAATCAGTAATCTTTGTTTTACCGACTTTAGAATTGGCAGTAACTATAGTGTACCTTGCTTTTTGTATACCCGGAAAGTAGTTTGAAAATCTCTCAAAGGGAAAAGGTATTGAGATCTCCTTACCACTCTCTCGGATATACTTATTATACTTTAACTCTTCTAATACTCGTTTATATATCATTACGCTTTAATTACAAAAGGATCGTCACTTTGATTATTATTTGTAGGATCAGAAGCATTCTCACAATAACCTTGTAACATGCTCACACCTTCCTTATTGATGAAGAATGGTGCAAGTTTCATGTGACTATAGTTTTTCTGAGTCATTTCTTCAATGTAATTCTTAGTTGCTTTCATGATTACATCCTTGTCGTATTGAGGATTGTCTTTCATGAATTGTTGCATCTTCTTCTTACATGACCTCATTCCGGTTCTTACAAAATAACCACCAGACTTAACTCCTTTTGGAAACAAATCGTACCAATCAGATATCCACTCATCTACGTCTTCACTATAGAAATTAAACTTAGACTTAGATACCTTGATTGTAGATGACATAATAACGCCCTTATCCTTTTCATATTTCACCAGACCTTTCTTATATAGGTCTTCCAATACTTCCATATCAAACTCACCTTTATTCTCAACATACTCTTTAAGTTCTGAACTTAGTCCGTTAGCAAAACAATAAAGAATAAAGAATTGATCAAAAGTGATTTGATACTTCAAACAATAATTTATTACATCAGTAATCATAGAGAATTTCTATAAATTAATTTCATATCTTCTTCTTCCCAATAAGCAAAGCTGGGCTCCTTATAACGTGAATCTTCTTCATAGGTTTCATATTTTGACAAAATTTTATTAAAAGACTTCTCCTCCGAAGAGTTCGTTGTAGATATCTTCTTGGGATTGATACTTTTCTTTTGTCTTAATCTGTAGGAATTCTGCATTATCCTTATAATTAGTGTGATCTAAATACTCAATAATGTCTCGTTTGCTAAAAGAATAAGAAGTGTTTGCCCAATTAAACTTCGCTTGACTATTGATTGATCTAATTAACTTTTTAAATATAGTTTTAGATATATTGAACGTATTTAGTTCGTTATATACTGCATTAGACTCCAATAAGAAAGTGGCAGTTTTTTCTGGTAGTAAAGAGAATGGTTTGAGTATTTCAACCAAATCATCAATTTCAGCAGAATAGTTATCGAATCGTACAATTTCTTTACCATTGATATCTCTTCTACTTACGTTAATTTTTGCATAATTCTTACCAACCCAAACAACATTTACAATATCATCTTTCTCAAAGGATTGATAATCATAACCACTACTTCTAAAATCCATAGATTCGCAGTTATCAAAATAATAATTTGAAAGATTAATGTTGTCTTTTACTTTGTAGAAACCCGGTTTGATCTCCATCTTATCTTCTTTCTCTGAAGAAGAGTCGAAAGATTTAAACAGAGTAAATAACGATTCAGCAGGAATGTCAAAGTAACATTTGTAATCTTCTGAATAAGCCATTACTGAATCTACTTGATTCCTAGTATAGTAAACAGAAGTTACTTCAAGAACATTATTAGGTTTTACTACTACCTTGTCATTCTTTTTCTCACCATCAGTATCAAATACTTTCATGTTTACAGAAATCAAAGGAGTAATCTTGTCCTTGATCTTTACATCAGAAAATTTGTTGACAGTTTCTTTAATAGTGTAGATCTGCTTTCTTTTGTAACCAGAATGAGAAAACATCAATCCAGAATCATCTTTAACCCAGCTACCAAAATACCTCATATCGGTATCCTTTCTTACAGACATGAAAGATAATCTACTACCACCCTTCAAACCATCTGCAATCATTGCAAAGAGTTGAGGATCTTTATAGAATAACGTTCTTACTGCAGGATTGGAGAACTTTTGATTAACTACGTGCCAAGTATCACTCTTAGAACGATCAGTAATCGAATAGTTCATACCACCGTTATGAGCCATCACCAAAGTATTCTTTATTCCTGAATCAGGAGTTTCACTCGGTAAGAATATTTCAGTTTCATTTATCAACCCAGTTTCACAAACAAACGGGTGTGCATTCTCATCGATGATATCTCCGGCAGTACATATTCTACCATGAACCATTATCTCATCTTCTGGACTTGGACCAACATCTGTCAGAAAATTCACAATATACTCAGGTGAAATTAAACCTTTCTTCAAATAAATTCCCTCATTATTCTTATAAGCAACACCTAAACCATGACGGTTAGTGTTTGCAATATGAAAGATGTTATCAATTAAGAAATTATCAAACACGACGCCTTTCGGCTTAGTTACAATTAGACACATTACTCTTTAATAAATTCGATTTTTGTAAATTTTTGAAGTTGTTTTATACCATCAGTCCTGTACTCTTGATCTTCAGTTCTTGCATTCTCCTCAGGATCAAGATTGCTGTACATTTCTTTACGCTTTTCTATATATTCAATTAATCTTTCAAGTTTCCTTCCTTTATACGAAAACTCAAGTATTTCCGCCAAAGTAATTTTACTCTTTGAAAAAATCAAATGTGCGTTGTTCTCAACATAATGAACCATTGCCATACATATAAGTATCCAGTTCTTTATCTTGTAATAATTCATTGTACCGTGGTGATTTCTGAACTCAACAGTATAAGAAGAAGCACTACCATTTTTAGAAAAATTACATGGAATCAAATTTAACCAAACATATCTTGCCAAAGGAAATCTGTTTGGATGACTTGAAACTTTTCTAGTATTTGGATTATACTCTTTTAAACTGTCGGGATCATTATTCAATAACCAACCGTACATTTTGTTATAGTTCTCAGAAACAATAATCTTTTGGGTTTCTTTAGGAAGTCCCAAGGTACTTAACTTAAGGAAAGGCATCTTAGGTAACTTACCACAAGAAGAACCCCAGTTCCTACCGGCATTAGAGCCATGACCGTTAATGTAGTATTGATTTCTTGTCTTAAGTCTACTCAAAGGAAACATTGAGAATACTTCGTCTTGAACAAGATAACCAAGTTTGTACATTGCAAGCATAAACTCTTTGGTAAATATTACATTACCAACGTGAACATGTAAACCACAACTATTATCAACTTCACAATTGTACGATACATGGTTACAGATGTTTTTCAATTGATAAAAACCATCATCACCTTGTAGTACACCAGTTACATACTCACCGGAACCACCATTACCGCAAGAACCATCTCTAACACAAGCAATGTTTAGATCATTCCTTAGGAAAGAAGGAATCCTACCACTTATTGTTTCAATCTCAACACCGAAGGTATAGTTAAGACCAGATGTTATGAGATTAGTTGAAACAGTTTTAGTACCAACATATTGATTTCTAAACTGCTCATAAGTGTTGCTTATAAACTGTCTGTAATTAGATAGATTGGAATTTTTGTGAATATAAACACCACAGTTCCTTGGATAGAAAAAGTCTGATTCAACAGCTGCTTCATGTGAAATAAAATCATGCTGAAACACATCATTTTTCTTATAGAAAGCAAATGGTACAGGTTTTACTTTATCACTACAAGTTTTAATTATTTCACCATCTCCAGTTTCAACACTAAAGTTTACATAATAAGCTCTAGTAAGTATTTCGGGAACTTTTTCTTTAGTAATTCCGTCAATAACTGTTGGATGAATAGATTCATCTTTATAGAACAGGAGATTTTGAAATAAATAAAATCTATTCAAGTCATAATAACATTGAAAGAGTTTATTCTTAAACTTGTAAGTAAAGTTTAAAGCATTTGTTGCTAATATCTTTTGACCAAACATATCGTAAACATACTTCTTGTTTTTGAAAGACTCGTTTCTGTTACTTATTAAGGTTAATACAGATTGCTCTTTCTTATCGTCAGCATGTACACAAGTGTTATAATCACGAGTAACATTATCTCCACCAAATCTGTTAACTAAAACAAGTTTATCTTTTAATACTTCTACTACAGTATATAACTTAGATTCATTAAAACAACCGGGGAGAAAGATTACCCTGTCTCCAGCTTTAAATTTTCTCATCATTTTTCAATATGTTCAAAATTTACTAACTCTTCTTCATTTTTACAAATATAAAGTTTAAACATAAAACCAAGTTTGTTGTACTGATTTCTCAAGTCTTCAAGTGCAGAGGTAGTTGATCTTGAGTTTTGAGCTTTGATTATAAGCTCACCCAAACTGTTATACCTTTCCATTAACTCATGAACATCTTCGGAAAAGATTTCAGATTCTTCTAAGTCAATGTAATCTTCTTCACGATCAGACTCATCTTCAACTACATTCTCAGTATTACGAAGATTATATTGCTCAGTAAAATCAAACATACTTGTTTCTTTTACATAAGCAGTCAATAACCTTTCAGGTATACTTGTGATTGATAGTTTATTTGCCTCATCATAAAGATCATACCTTGCTTCACCTGCTGCTACTTTAAAGTTTTCAACTACGAATATGGAACTTGTCTTATAAGAAGAATGTTTAACTAAGTCACCCTTCTTAAATTTGAAAGTTACATTGTTTGTAAACTCTTTGTAATATGACATTATTGATTCAATATCGTTCTTACTTATTTTGTAAGAAGTATACTCATAATCATCAAGTTCAACAAGACTTGTTGCATTAACCAATTCAATTACGTCAGGCTTACTTCTGAAATCATCAACATCTTGAATTTCATCAAAGTTTTCTACATCGATAACTTTGACTTTTTCATTTACTCTGTAAAAAGATGGAGCAGTTGTATAAGTTGAATTATTTAGAGACAAAACCAATACCTTTCTCATTGCAGAAAGATATCCTGATTTCTCACCTAATACTGTTGCAACTTTACCAAATTTACAAGGCTTAATGAGTTCAAAATTATCACGATCTACTTCTTCTGATCCACCATCGAAGCTTATTGAAATCCTCTTGGAAAGAGAAGTCTCTAAACCCTTTGTAACATAGTAATATGTATCTTTGTAGATTGTAATTTTTTGATTTTTGGAATTAAAAGAGTCAAAAGTTCTTATGCACTTAACCCATATACCCTTTTCCCATTTCCAATAATCATTATAAGCACTAGAACTTGATGTATTATTTGAGTAATTATTAGTAACACTAATGATTTCTCTCATCTTAACAACAGAATGGTTTACAACTTCACCACCAAGTATGTTATACCAATAACCATCAGAAAACTCTTTAATCGACGTACAACCTATCGCTTTAAGAGAATCTTTGATTGATGATATATACATACCTTCCTCACATTTACCTCTGAATAACTCACGCTCTTTGTGTTTATACACAGTTATATTGTCGTTATTTTTATAGCCCATTATAATATTGGCTACACCACTAAGTTCACCCATTGCTTCTTTGACAGTTTTGTGCTTTTTGAAAGCATAACCGATCAACAAAGAATCAACAGTTATCTTAGAATACTCTACATCTAAATTCTTTGACGTTTGAAATACATCAGTCAATGTTCCGTTATGAACATATACGAATTCATCAAAATCAAAAGGATGTGCATTCTCAACAGTCTTTGTACCACCCCAACTAGCTTTTCTGGTATGACCAATAAAAACTTTATCAGGAGCAAATTCGTACTCTGGTAACATCTTTTCAGAAGTTTTGCCCATAGTCTTTACTATTCCTGTACTTGGTGTCCAAAAACCTGATGAATCCTCACCCCTGGATTGGTTGTAAAGCATCAGTAATTTAATCTTGTTTGGATCAAATTGACCTCCATCTTTACCTGAGAAACCTACTATTCCACACATTTTTTACTATTTTTGTTTATTTAAATGTTTAATCCAATCTCCTGATTTTACAAGAGTTCCCTCAGGTGACTTAAATAAGTAAATAATTACTTGTTCACCATCGACGTCAATAATAGAAGGTTTATATCCAGCACTAATTTCCATTGAAGTAACCGTAGATAAACACTTTTCAGATACCTTAACAATATCTACTGTTAATTCTGAATTGTGTTCATTGTCAACTACTGCACATGGATAACCTATACCAAGATCATATAACTTGTAACCTCTTATAGTTGCAGTTCTTTCATATTCGTAATCGTCACCAAAGAAAAACTTAAATCTTTCGTAATTGTAAGCATCCTTTCTTAAACTTCCGTAAACTGCAATTTTCATTGTTTTATTTTAAATTGTTTTTTATTAAGTATTACATAATCATAAATCACGTCAATAATATCTTTAACAGCTGATTCAATGAACTTATAGTTAAGAATTGAAGTAAATCCGTTAGTGCGGAAAACCCCAGATTTAAAATAATATTCATTGTTTGCACATCTATACTTATTTAACTTTAAAGGAAGAGCAAATCTATTTGAAAAACTATTTAATGGAATACCTTTTGTTAATCTATTTAAACCAGATATGGTACCTGAATAGTTAGAATCAGCTTCATCTAATATATCATGTACAAACGGATATATCAATGCTTCCTCGTTATATGAAAATCTAGATCCTTGATTCATTGGATTATAAAAACAACAAACAAATATCTTTTGAAGTGGAGTTAGTTTAACTTTCCTTCTTCTAGATAATTCTTTGTACATTGATATAAAATACTCAGTAAAAACTATTCTTGATTTACCTGACAACATAGATTGTGATTCGTAACAAGATTGTATTGCAGCTCTAAATAGTTGATAGAAATAAAATGCAACTTTCTTATTACTTACTTTTACTTTTAGAATAATAAAGTATGCTTTTCTATGTTTAACATAACTTACTTCATATATGTCACTTGCTTGATTGAATATATCAATTATAGTTTCTAAATATTTATTTATAACTCTAAGTTTTGGTTTAGTAATATTAAACAAATAGTTTTCATATCTTGTAGCATAGTGTAAATTTTGATTACAACTATTTAAATTTATAGCACCACTAACTAAAAGGTTTGAACCCTTTTTTGAAAACTCAAAAGTTTGTACAAAAGAATTACTAGTTCTATAAGAATGAGTTTCAAATAACTCAGCAAGTTGTTTATCTGCTTTCATTTTCTATCTCTTTTAACATTTTTACTATTTGATTCTTGTACATATCTTTACCAATATCACCAAGACCAGGAGCACTATTAGTTTCAAGTATCACAAAGTTACTTGATTCTCTTTTGTTACCTTTCTTATTGATGGTAGATTGTACTCTTATATCAACTGCAGCCATATCAAGACCTACTGCTCTTACTGCAAGTTTAGCTTGTTCTTCTATCTCAGACCAATTAGCCGGTTTATCAAACAATTCATTATCTGGTAATACCCAAATAGAATTGTTATCATTTCTGTACCACCTTTCGTTATCTGGAGTATCAGATTTAAGCATCTTTCTACAATAATAGAAGCATTCATCTTGTGTAGAGTGAATTCTATATTCCCTTACATAGTTGTAATATTTCTCAAAGATATAATTTGAAAGAGTTTTGTTAGATATAAATCTTAATAGTTGTTCTTCGTTTTCAATATAAGTATTTCCAGTACCTCTTGATCCAAACCTATGCTTTCCTACAATGGGATATTTATCTGCTGCCCACTCAACAGGAGAGTCACCATGATACCATTCAGGTGTTCTTACTCCAAATTCAGCAAAGCATCTTTTCATTCTTAACTTATCAGAACTGTTTTTGATTGCTTCAATACTATTAATCTCAACTCTTTCTTTTGAGTTTTCAATTACTGTAGTACTACCGAATCTAATTACAGATCTAAAGTTAAATAATGGTAGATTTCCTCTCAGATAATCATGTGAAGGATGTCTAGATCTTATCTTTGGTCTAAACTTAGTTAAGATGCGACTTGTTTTTTTATTCTTCTTCATGTAAAACAAATTTTTGATTTTCTAATACACACTTAAGTGCGTAAGAATCGTAATACTCTCTAGTTTTTAAATATTCATCAAGCTTATCAAATTCACGACTGTTAATTATTCTTGCAAAACTAATGTCTATGTTACAAAACTTAGTAAATGTCATGTTTACATTTCCACCAATTGAATAATTAACTGATGCATTTTTTAAACTTTTTGATAATTCTTGTATATATTCGTAATCTTTTATCCTTTCTCTAAACTCTTCTATTGTTATATAAGAAGTTTTACTAAGTGCAGGTAAAAGAGAATAATATCCGTTATAATTAGAATCAGTATAAATATCACAAATTAAAGAAAGTTGAATTGCTTCAAACATGTTGTAAGAAGTATTTCTTTCTATATCTAAAGCTCTAGATAAAACATTATTATATGTAGAGCCATATATATAACGAACTAGGCAAACTTTAGTACCATTTATTATATTTGTTTTATATTCTCTCTCTTGAAATAGATTACCTTGGTATTCAACATAAAACTTTGATGGACTATATTGTATTAACTTAAAATCAAAACCTAATTCGTTAAGTCTTGTAAGATAATATACAACATCATCAATCTTTACTTTAGTGTTTGATAACCAATTAATATGGAATATTATTTTTACATTTGAAGAATTACAAGTATACAACGTACCTAAACAAACTCCACCATTATGAGTTAACAAGTCATCAGTTAGAGCATATCCAGCTAAAGTCGTGTTTTCATTTGGTAAACTAGGTAACGAAGGTTTCTTATAATTATCCGACAAGCTGCCCAACAAGACTTTCATGGAGATTGTATTTTTTAATTAACATGTCTGCTACAACTTGATCGTTGTTGTTTATACATTGTCTAATTATAGACCAATCACCATCAGATAAATTTGAATAACCGTTGTTTACAAAATTAACAGCAGCTTCAGTTTGTCTAAATACTTTTCTAATCATATCTTCATCATGAATCCAGAAAGAACTAAGTACACGATACTCAACGCCATAGCTTTTTGGTCTGAAACAACCTGATTTACCATAGAGTTTCTTTCTGCGTACGTCTTTATCAAAACTTAAAAGACCTACACCCAGGAACAAATCCATAGATTTAATCAAAGCGATTCTTTCTTCGTTTCCTGTACCTTCAAATGAAACATGGACGTGACCACCTGCAGATCTACCTTTTACAGTAGGTTTAGGGGCAACGTTTGTACTCATTGTATGTGCATCATAATCAGGACTGCAACCAAATTCTTGAGACATTGGGTTATCTAACATGTCTCTGGTAGCTTCAATATACACTTCTTTTGAAATAGCAACATCACCAGGTAAAGCTCTTGATCTGATTTCTTGTAAAGCAGATTTAATATTATTTACAAACTCATCTTCACTACTGGCAGGACTAACTGTAAACTCAAGCATTACGTTATCACACAGTATACTTACGTTTTCATTTAAGTCAAGCGGCATATCTTTTGAACCAACAATATAGTCATAAGAAGGAACATATTCCTGTCTTGATTCACTAAATAGAAATACTTCAGGATCACATCCTACGGCAAGCAACTTTATTTTATTCATTTTCTACTTTTTTAACTCTGTTTGAATACAATTTTAACTTTTGATTGTTCTCGCAAATTACCTCAACAATGTTTACAAATTTATTTACTTTATAAACATTTTGAATTTCATATTTCTTATCTGGCAATATCAAACCAAGTAAGTCTTTAGTTTTTGTAAACTTTACTATATCACCTTTTTTGACAGTAGATCTAGAATGCTTTTCAATAATATCGTTAATTAAAGAAGCAATGTGAAGTAGTGCATTTGCTGCATAGTTAACCAATAAATCACTAGATTTCTTTCTAAGTACTAATTCAAAATCTTCTAAAGCAAACTTTACTCCTTCAATTTCTACAACTTCGTGTTGGGTTCTAAATTTAGAAGAAGTTACTTTATAGAAATACTTATACAAATCTTGATCATATCTTTGTTCACGAAGTATCTCAGTTTTGATTGTTTTGTTACCAAATAATCTTACTGATTCGTTTACTGAGTGTAATCCAAAATGATAATCAGAAGAATATACTGCTCTAAGTGATGTTAAGCTTACTCTTTTTTGATTATCATTACTGATGTTCTCTAATAACAATTTAACGTTTTTAATTTTTACATTGTTATCATTAAACTCACACCCTAATTGTACAGCGTCACCTAAATAGATACAATTGAAAGCTGTAAAATCAGAACTTGAATACCTATCTAAAGAATTAACTAAAATTAACCTATTAGTATCAGTAACTGCAATAAATGGAAACTTCAATGTATCAAAAGGAAATAACCCATCATTTCGATAAGAAGAAAATGAATTATGAATACCTTCTTCACTATTAAACGTTTTTACTGTAGGAGTATTAATTACATAATAGTTAAGCATAGTATGATTATCTGACAATGAAGTTGAATCAGTTATCAAACGATTTGAAGCATGTTGATTAAGCTTAGGTTCATAATACATTGGTATCATTGATCTTAAGCCACTAGAAACAGATTCTCTTTGATTACTACTAGAAGATTGATTTTTAATATCTTCAAGAAGTGAACAAGCAGCATCCATTGATTTAGAAATATAGTCAACCACGCTTCTTATACTATCTGACTGATCACCAGTTATACCTTTATCAAGAATATACCCATATAGAATATTGAGATTCTTGTTATTTTTAAAATTATTTAAATTGTTGAAATGATAAGGAGAATATAAAATCTCATCACTTATTTCGTTATAAGTAACAATATATAAAGACAAATAACTTTCAAGTTCTCTATGAATCCCAATTGTTGTCTTTGTTGAATCGACGTCGTAAACGTTAAACAAATTCTTTTCAGTTAATTTAGCTAAAATGTTTCTTTTATTCATTTGATTCTATTTTTTTGATTATTTTATTGCATTCATTAATATAAAAGTTAAAATCAAAATCGTAACTGTCAAATGGTTTACTTTCATTTACATAATTACTTTTAGTACACAACCTTTCTGATTGAATTTCGACTTCCCTTTCAACATTAGAAACATCAACAACATCTTCGATCAAATCAAAAATATTTGTTTGACCTTTAGATTTTTGCTCTTCTAAGTTGTCTTTGAGATTCTTTTCTAAAGGAGGTAAAACTTTAATAAATTTATTACCTTTCTTTGAAACATAATATCTCGTAGTTTTTGTCAGTTCATTCTTAATTAACTCAGATCCGTCTATGTAATACTCATACAACTTAGCACCATTCATGCACTTCTCTCTACCCATGTAAAAATATATTGTAGTATCTTTCTTACGACCCTTTCCATCAAACAAATCATAGTTATAAGGAAAGTTGTGTATGACATCTTCTACAGGTACACCTTTAATAAAGTATTCAGAAAGAGCAATTGGAACTATTCTAAACGAAGGATCTTTGTGTAACTCTCTTACATAAAGAAAATCACCCTTGTACTTCGCTTTATTTGTACTCTTGTTGTATGCTATGTAATCATTTACTGAAGCCATAACCATTAAATCGTACTCAGCATATTCAAGCTGTAATTTTGATTCTATTTCCCATTCTCTACATATAGAATAATATTCTTCTTCCTTCTCAACAGGAACCATTGCAGTAATACCGTCAGTATTTGCCATGAATATCTCAAATCCTTTTAACATCAACTTCTCAATCAACATAGATATCAAGAGTTGACCATTGATTGTAATAGACATAGTATAAAGCGGATCATAGAAGAATGAATACTTGTCATTTGACTTACCGTAAGTACCGTTTAATGCAAGTTTTAATCCGGCATCTACAGCTTTGTTACCATTCTTCTTAGCAAAGTTACGCTTTTTAAACACTGACTCATATATTGTACAGAATGCTTCTGAGAGATGTCTTGGATATCTTTTGTATTGAATACCCAAGTTAGGATACATTGAAGTAATATCAGCATCAATTAGCTTTACTCTTTCAGTAGATCGATAAATTGCAGGTTTGTTCTCAGAATGAATACCACCGGAACCATAAACCAATGTTAAACCTCTTATGTGCTTCGAGATATTAAACTCACCTTTCGTATTCTCAATAACAGTAGATTTAAACATCTTGAGGACGTCTGAAAACTCTTCTGTTTTAAAGTAAATGTTAGGAAAGATAATATCATTGAAAGCAATAGATCTAACATAAGTTCTCATCTTATCTAAATCATATCTGGAGATCTTAAGATCATCACAAATAATCTTAGCAAAGATTTCAGTACCTATCTTAGGATCATCAGCATTCATTAAGTCAATAGAATACTCATCAGAAAGTTCTTTTCTCAATTGAAGATTAGGTAAGGTCAAAGTATAGAGTTTTAATGTAGCATCAACGTCATTTCTGTTGTACTTCATTATTTTACCTATCTCATCGCTTTCTACTCTCTCATAAAACTTCTTTGGTAAGTCTTCTACGTTATAATGATCAATAGAGCATTCTACATCCTTCAATGAAGTGCGTTTTGCTTTATTGTTGAAGTGATGAATCCTAAATAGATCAATCTGTTCAATCATTGGTTTATCAATGACTGGATACGGATTTCTAATAGTATTCTGTGATAACTTATAGATCAACTTAGTTATACCTTCAATCGGTTTTGTAGAAATATAGCTTGAGTTCTTCAATATATGATGTAATATCGGATAATCATATCCTATATTATTGAAACCTATCAGTATTACTTTATTTGACATGAGATAATTAAGAAAGTTAATGTATTCTAACCATTGCTTTCTTTCATCATACAAATAAAATTCATAGTAAGTTCCATAACTTGTACTATATCCACAAAATGAATGGAAGTTTGGAAAAACCTCAAGATCGTAAATTATCTTTTCTTGAATGCTCATATGTTATTATATCGTTTATTATACCGTCTGAAGATTTAGATATAAACAGTTTAGATACTGTTTCTCCGTTAATATATGCATTATACTCACCTCTCGGAAAGCCATACCACAATCCCTTAAAAGGATTATAGTGTATTAAATAGTTATAAAGTATACTCTCATCCATTTTCTTCGCTTTTATCGTAAAACAACGTTGATAAATCATCTTTTACCATTTCTTTAAGCTTAATAGAATTGGTGTTTATACCTGTAAATTCAGAATGATAACCACCTCTTGCTATTTTCTTAATGAGAGTAGTAAAATATTTGTCTACACTTTGAATATCTTTTCTCTTTTTGCTAGTTACAGCTTTGTAGTAAGAATCTGCAATAACGTCTTTTACTTGATCAAATATCGCAGCTCTTTCTCTTTCTGGGTATTCTTCTTTAATTATCTTAAAGACCATATCAGCATACAAGAAATACTTTGTTTTAAGTATCTGATCAAAGTCTGCCTTATACTTATTAGTAAGCTTAGGTTGATCTTTGAACAACATAGGGTACTCTTTCTTGTATCTGTATACAGTTTTTTCATTTATACCATACTTTGCAATTATATCTTTTACTGACATACCTGCATTATAATCAGAAGAGACTAGCATCATTTGCGTTTTCTTCATCATTACGTGCTTCTTCATAAACTTTACCTCCTTTACTTTTTGAATTAGATTTAGAATGTTTGTGTTTTGTAACAATATTTGCCATCAAGTTATCAATTTGCGGATATTTGATTGTAGAAGGGTTCCTCATAAAGAACTTAACCTTTTCCAACACAACTTGTTCACTAAGTTGTATCTTATAAAAGTTTTCTTCAAATTCAACAATTTTCCATTTTACATTTGGACTAAAGAAGTAGTCAACCTTAACATCAGAATAGTCAAAAGAATATTCTACGTCGTTGCCACTTTTATTTATAACTTCTTCTTTACCGAATGCTTCTTCAATATACAAATATCTGTCACTAATTACATCTAAATCTGAAGAATCTGTAATATAATCTTCATGCATTAAATTATCTAAAAATAAAGCAAGAGAACCACATATAACTAAATCTGGATACTTATCCGAAAGACTATTATAAACTTCTAATTTTTTTCTTATTGTTTCATTCATACTTTTAATGTTTTCGAGTTCATGTCCTCTGCATACGTTGAAATTATTTCTAACTTCTTGGCTTTTTTTCTTCTTGAACACTCTCTCCAAATAGCGAAATAAGTGCATCACTAAAGTTGTTTCCAGCATCTTCAATTAATTCTGCGGTTTTATCAAATTTTCTACCTTTCGCTACATCACTTACAGCTTCTAATGGTATTATTGCTGTCTTAATAGTACCTTTTGTTACTCCTTTTACAAAGTTTAATATGTCACTCATCTTCTTCTAAATTCATTTATATCTGTTACTAATCCTAATAAAAATCCAATAGCAAAAGCCACGAGTGAAAAGAATACTACCATTTGTTTAATGCTCCAGGTTTAGTAAATCCTTTACCACCGTTCACACGATCAGTGGCTTTCATTCTTTCGTATTTCTCTAACTTTTGCTCAAGTCTTTTTTGAGCTCTTCTATTTGGTCTACTCATTTTTAAAATTATTTAATTAAACTAATCCAATTTGCCCAAGTTCTGCCATATTCATCCTCAACATCTGTATTGAAGATAAGTGGTCTTTCAGAATGATACCATACTCTTTTGTTAATAGTATAACAGAAAGAAGTTCCAATATTGTTTTCACGTAGATATTCTTCGTTGTACAGTAAACGTAATAACTCAAGAATAGTTAAGTTTGGATAGTAATATTTGCATATTTGATAAATATCACCAAGACTTCTTCTTCTGTTTGCTATTGTTTGAATTTCACCATTTTCAGTATAGATAGTATCTAACTCTACGTTATACCTACCAAAAAATACAGGTAAAAAATGCTCTACTGACTTTTCTCTTCTTCGCTTTAATAGACCTTTTACTCTTATTTGAGGTCGCTCATTAATTCGTTCTTCGATTTCTCTAAACATGTTAATAAGTTATTAATTAAATTTTCTGCATATTCACAATTAGTTTCTTCAGGATGATATTGTACACCTGCAATAGGTAAATTCCTATGTTTGATCGCTTCAACAAATACTGATTGAGGTTTTATTTGAAGTTTACCATTTGAAGAATCAATCAGCAATACTTCAAGTTCAGTATGGTTAATATCTTTAACTGAAACAGCTTGATGATGAATAGAGTTTACCTTCAATGTTCTGTAGATATTTTTTGGTTTCTTCTTATCATCAAGTACTCTGTAATAAAGATGTGAAACTTCACCTTCAGCATTGGATTCAACTTCATACACATCATGAACCAGTTTACTTCTTGGCTCACTGTAAGGATGTTCCATGTGTTGTGTCATTTTACTTCCAAAGTGTACACACAATTGTTGAAATCCTAAACATATACCAAATATAGGTGTACCATTCAAAATATAACTTTCCAAGTTATTATCAAAGAAAAACTGCTTGAAAACATCTTGGTTTGATGTATGAAAGCTTGGAACCTCACCGTAAGATGTAGGATTAACATCCAATCCACCGGGCAATACTAACAAATCCAAATCTTTTCTTATTTGTTTGCTGGGTAAAAGTATTTCTACTTGACCAAACTTTGAGAAATAGTTCAAATAAGGAACTGTTGCACCAAATGAATTGTCACCTGTTTTCCAACCGACTATGCCAATTTTTTTCATGTTAATAAATGTTTAATTATTTCTAATTTGTTTTTGAACACCACTTTTCTAAAAGACTCTCCAGGTTTTCTATGCCAAGTATACATATTTTTTGACATTACTTTGTATTGACAAAAGTAACAAACTTTACATGTACCCAAATCATCTTTTCTTTGATATGTCAACCTATTTTTAGGATATAGAAAGTTAAAATAGTTTATTTGACATCTAAGGCATCTTTTCCTCTTTACCATTTACTTCTTTTGGTTGACTGTCTAAAAATATCTTCATTGTTCTACCTCCATCTTGCATAGATATTTCGATGTTATCAAAATCACCTAATTCTTTATGTAAGGTAAGCATCCTACCCACAGGATGTCTGTTATAAGCGTGATTAATTACTTCTAACCTTGTAACTTTACTTTCGTCTATCATAAGTGTTCATCTAAAAGTTTAAGAACGTTAAGCCAATTTTCTTTTGTTTTAAAATATATTTCCATGGTTGTAGCACCACCCTTATCGTTCATGAGGTATATGTCTAAACCATATAGATCAGTATCATCTTTGTAGGCATAATAACCTTTAAAATCAAGTTGATTAAACGTAAAAGCAACATATCCATCTATGTATACTTTAATTCTTCCATTATAAATCTTTAAATCGTAATCGTGCATAATTATTAGTTTAAAATATGTATCTTATAGTGTTCCAATCAATAATTGAGTTGTGTAAATCTGTCCAATCTTTAATATACCCTGCTTTAAGTCTATAATTGTATCGTATATTCTCTCCACCATATTGAGATGTTTTAGTTTCTTGAATATCTGGTTTCCATAATAACTCTTCACCAGTAAGATTCTCTTGTAAATTAGAGTAATGCTTTGTAGCGTTATGAGTAAGAAATATAACCTCAGCTTTGACTACATCCTTATGTCTCACCACATCGTTTACATGTTGAAACAATAACTTATACTCATCTAACCAACCATCTGTAACTATAACAGGACTAAAGTTTATATGCACATCATATCCTGCTTCTATGAATGTATCTATTGCCTGTATTCTGCTCTCAATAGAACTTGTTTTAGGCTCTAATAAATCAGCATATTTTTGAGGCATAAGACTGTATCTGATTCTAATCTTCTGCTCAGGATTATAATCCAACAACATAGGATTCACATACTTAGTAGCAAATGAGCCCATAGCTACCGGATGATCCTTAAAGAAATCAAATATCTTTCTCCATTCATGAAACTTAGCGTGAAGTGCAAAATCCTCATTACAGGATATATCATAGGTTGTGTAGACAGGATGAGTTTGATTAGGTTTAGAAACAGGAGTAAAATAAGCATGATTGTTAATAGCTGTAAGAATGTCCATTGGATTAGTAGCAACTGTCAATCCTTCAGATTTATGACGTTTCATATAACAGTATGTACAATTATACAAACAACCATAACCAAATGAAGGACTGATGAAATCTGTGCTTCTACCAGATTCTCTAATCAACATTTCTTTTCTTACAACTTTTTCAATTATTGCTGCTTTTTCCATTTCTCAAACTCTTTTATTATATAATCAACAGGTGCCTCAGGAGTACACATTTCTTTGCTGAAGTTAAGTAAATCAACTTGTTGTTGATACTCTTTTTCTTTAGCTTTCTTGAGTATACCATACCAAGCAAACTTGTCTTTAGGTTCTTCCCAAAGTTTATGAAATAACCATTCAACTACTGTCATTCTGTATCTTTTATAAGTTCATGATACTTAGGTTTCAATACTTCATAGTAATAGTTTACTGATCGTTGACCTGCTTTATTGTAAACAGTATAAACTAAAGGAAACTTTTTAATACACTCTTTAATTCTCTCCTCTTTTGGTAGTCTTTTATCAGTATGCTTTCTATAATACAACCAACCACACCAATAATGGTCTGGATGGTCATGTCCAATCATAATAGCTATTTGATAACCAAAAAATACAAATGAATATACAGGTCCATACTCATATCTATAATCTGTATTTGACCATTTAGTTTTATATCCAAGACCACATGAACTAAATCCTATCTTTAAATCAACATGTTTAGTATGATTTGCATAAGAATTATACAATTGTTCATAGGTTTTTACAGGTACTTTACTATCAGGATTTTCTTCTATGTACTTGTTAAACTTAGCAAGTTCTTTTATAGCAGCTTCATGCTTATCTTTATGAGTAAGCTTAACCCATTTTCTAGGATGAAAATAAGGTACACCTACTTTTGTTTTACCTGCATAAAACCTTACTTGAGGTAATACAAATGGAGTAAATAGAATTTTAATCCATTTGAATTTCCATTCAAATCTTAGTCTTATGTAATTAAACATGTTTTTAAAAAGATTCATAAGTTTATTTTTGATTTGACTAATTGTTTTAAATTCCTTTTATCTATAATTACATACAAATTATCAGAAGATTTATTATTACTTATATTCCACACATCATTAAAAGATAGACATGATTTATGACATATTAAATAATTTTCAGCAGCTTTTTTAGTTGAGAAAAATATTCTTCTTGGAAATAATTCTTTAATTTTATCTGATGCAGTCCAAACAAATATATCATTAACTAAATATGGTTTATTTTCTATTGAAAATACTTTATCATTTTCAAATATTTCTACGCCATCTTCTGATATAAATAA